AATAGCAATATACACGTATGCGAAGGATCGTTTCCGCTCGATAACTTGGTCGATCAACGTCATCGACAACGTCTTTTTCATTTCGATACAGACAATTTGTTGTGCGTTAGCTGCCACGATGTCCGCTCGACCTCCGCCCGGAAGAACAACCTCTGAATAAATTTCGTAGCCAGCTCCTTCGAAGTACTCGCGGAGCGGTTCGAACATATCCGCTTCCGTCTTAAAGCTCATTCTGAAGGACCTCAATGTCTTTCTTTGAGAACGCGGTATGTTGTTCTAGCCAGCTGAAGTTTGGCGGTAAATAGCGAACCGTTAAATCGTCTTCTGGAAGCGTTGTGAACTGTGATGCGCGGTTCGATTCGTAATATGTCATCGGTTCCAAGTCTCGATTCCCTTTCAAAATACAAGCGCCCAGTGGCGTCAGAAGGGATTCAAGGTGCAACCCGCATATCGTTAAGTGCGACCACCGCGTCACATGATCTTTTACTTCCGCTAACGCCATGTCACTATCTATGTTTTTAGCAAGGTACGAGTATTCGCTTAGTTCGCGTATTTGCTTTTTTCCGAGTGAGATCACGTTCGGGTTACAACCGTATTTTTCGTAAAAAGCGCGTTTCTTCTCTTCGATCTGAGCGACTAAATGTTCAATTGCCACGTCCATCATCCTCTCACCTCAGAAAATTAGTGTGAGCGGGAATGAGAAGACACATGCGATTAAAACGGCTGCCATAACGTTTCGAATGTCTTTGTCATCAGTTCCGACGATAAAGATAGAGCATAGGATCATCAACAATACGACAATGATTTGATAGACCAGCTCCATCTTATTCGTCCTCTTCTGTCGGCATATCGCCGTAATATCGAATCATGTATTCTTCGGTCACTTCCCACGCTCGATCATGCAAGTTTGACATGCGAGTGCCGTACAATGGCTTTCCATTTTCGTTGTCGCGCCAAATACGCTTCTGTAAAGTTTTATACTTCAGTCCCCATAGTTTGGCTGCCTCTTTGATGCTGTAAATCTGATTCTCTCCCAAATGGAAAACCCCCAATAAATTAATTAAGTGTCATCGAGAGCTGCCTCCGTTCTTCCTCTTGCTCGTGCATGAACTCTTGCCACCAGCGTTGGAGGGTGTCGGAAGAATATCGCATAGCGATCGTCTTCAGCTCTGTTCGACTTTCCTGAACTACTCGATTATACATTGCCAGTTGTTGTTCTGTATGTTTAAGAAGCTGTGGATGATTATAGCCATTATGCTTGAACAGTTCATTTTCTTCCGAAAACGACGTGAAGTTCACCCGAGGTGTTTTCTCACCTGTTAAGGCGTGAAGGTACTCTTGCTGTATATTGGCAAGGCTTGCCGAACTTAAGCTCTCGCGAAGAAGGAAATGTTTGAACCGCGCTTCGTCTTGCTGTTCTTGCTGCTCTTTTTCTAAAAGGAATAAATCCTCATACAGCGCGATAAGCGTCCCACGAATTTCTGTTCCAGCCTTAATATCTGGATTTTCCGCTTCTCGTTCAAGAATTTGTTCTCTCTTGATACGAATGATGTCCATCGGGAGTTCCTCATCTTCATTCTGAAAATGGATGGAAACAGCAAACTGTTCTTCCGGAAGACTCATCATTTTGTGAATCACTTGATTGATACGATCTTCAAGCGTTTTTCGTTTTTGGATATACATGAAAACAACCCCTTTGATTTTGTGCGGATCATGGACCCGATTGCCCGGTCGCCGTAGCGACCAGACTGTCGGACACACCATCAAGCAACTTGTGTTAAGCGTCGAATCCGCTTCTTCCGGACGAGAATCACTTTGACGTTCTCAGCTGGTATCGGGTATGGGAAGTCACGGAAAGGAACGCGGATCCGGAATGCTCCATCTAGCGTTTCGATGATTTCGAAGCTCTGACCTAACTGAATGCCGTTCTTGCTGTCGATAGGGTCTAGGACTTCGATCTTTACGAACTGGACGTTCTCGCGGACGTGAGGCGTAATTCCGAAGCATTTCATCATCTTGAAGTAGGCGCGTTTCTTCATGCTGTCGCCCTCTTTGGACGGATGCCTTCACCCGCTAAGATGCCGTGGATCATGACGCGTCCGATCTGCGACCAGCGCATCGTTGTCGCCATATCCTGACGCCCATTCGAATGCATGAAGGGAAACTCGCTGATCGTCGTGAGACCTTTTTGTTCGTGTGCCGTACACACTTCCCAATTACCAAACTGATTTCGACGTTGTACCCCGGCTTTAACAAGGATTGTGTTGAGCTTGCGAGCAGAAATCCCGTAGTCCTTTCCGATCTCCGTCGTTGTTTTGCTCCGACGATCTGACATGATGAACCCCAAGTATTTATCCTCTGTTGTGACTGACGAATTATTCATAGTGAGCGCTCCTTTTCTTTGGTTGGATGTTGAACTTTGCGCGGATCGTGAACGACTGTTTCAGACATCTTCTGCGCCATATCGACGATGAATCGAAGGCTTGTCAGGTCTGGCACCAGTCCCATGTTCAGATGCGTTTTTGCGTGAAAGATACTCGCCGCTAAAATGTCTCGATCATGCGGATTGAGTATGTCTTTCATTTTTTCTTCTGTGCTAAGTAAGAATTTTTCCATTACACACTCCCAACTGATTCTTCACGAATCGGAATCCCACTGAGCTCCAACCATGTGCGGATCGTCTTAGATGACCGACCGTATTTCAGCGTCATGGCGTAGATCGACAACTCATCGACAACGTAATCTTTGGATAACTGCTTTACACCCGGATTCGGTAGTCCGTCGCGTCTCTTCCGCGTCGGTACCGTCTCAAGCGCAATATCTGCGCTCGAGTTGGTATCTGACTGCATTGGGATGACTGGACGTGGTGCTTGATTGGTAATGATTCGTTCAGATCGAGAAATCACGACTTTCGGTTCGAGATATGGTTCATCAAAAACGAATTTTCCGTTTCGCAAGAATGCGAGACCGTGACGATCGTAATCGGAATGGAAGTACCGCTTTTCGCGGTCTTCTTGACGTTTTGCAGGAATGATTGGTCGAATAGTTGCCATTAGTGTTTTTTCTCCCTTTGTGCGGTTGGTCGCTTATCGTTTTTAGCGATCATATCGTTATTAAAAAAAGTGTTTAAAGACAATTGTTCTGATCCGCCATCTTGAATTCGTGAAAGACGGTGCTCACATTTTGGTCCAATACCGCGCTCGATGCTGGCTTTAGATTTGAGCTTGCGTCGGCACACTGGACAATATCCGTTCTTGCTTTTTGGAATTTCCATGCTGATCCTCCTTGTAGCGTTCTAACTTCGCTAGGATCGCGTCGAATGTTTGTTCATCTACAAATTGAGTAGACCGCGTAGCTTTTTTGATCAGCGCCTGTTTTGATACATGTGAAGGCTGTTTTCTCCGCTCATTGGCGTAAGCTGTGAAGTTGATAATCGTCATACTGCCTCTGACTCTTCGCGCCCAAGGATGCGATTAAACTCTTCAAGGACTGTTGTACAAATGATCCGTTCCCGGTTCATGTAATGCCCTTCTTTTTCCGTCCGCTCGATTTGTTGCTGCAAGAATTCAAGGACGCCTTCGATATTTTCCTCCGCGTTTTCACCGTAGCTTCGGTTATGAACTTCAGACATGATGCTGATAACGAACCGTCGTGAACCGGAGTCCCTCGTTTCGTTCAATACGTCCTCAATTTTTCGTGTCATTGCCTGATATGCTTGTTTCGCGTTATCCATTGTGGCGCTCCCCTTTCGCTTTAGCTGGCTTTGTTCTGTAATACTCTTGGAAGCTCGAAAGAACCAAGATGAACATTGAAACCGCGAAAATTGTGGCGAGATGATAGAACATGATGTTTGCTGGTCCGATCGTCATCAGAAGGATGAACGATATTGATGCAATGATCAGTGTGATTGGCACGTCTCTCATACGGCTTGCACCTCCAATTCTTCCAAGTTGCGATATTTCTGTTTCAGGTAAGACCGTTTGAGCTCTTCGACTAACTGGTCAACGTCATATTCTTTTAAGTTTTTTTGAAGCTGTGGCTTCAGTGATTCAATCACTCGGTTCATTTCCTTTTCCGTTGGCTCATCGACCTTCAGCCAGATCAATTCTTCCGAAATCAAGTGTTCATGCGTTTCGATTTCGAAGAGGATCCGCGTAAGTTGCTTTGGACCCTTCCCCTCAAAGCGAAGCAATGAAATTTTTCTGTTTACGATCATGTGAATACCTCCATGCGATGTGATGTGTATCGGTTGATAAGTCTATTTTGTCTCCATATGGAGACAAAATCAACGTCTTTTCTTTTAAATCAGGTCAATACATGCAACTTCCCTTTTCCTCTGCATGCATCACACTTCATTTCTTCGGTAGATTTCATCGTTCTACCGAGCGAAGCACAGGCGAATCGGGTGACATTTACTTTCCCGGAACCATCGCAGAAGTGACAAGTCTTGCTTTCATTACGGTCAATTCGTATCTCGAGCGGTCTGATCATTTCTTTTCACCCGTTACTGGTCGAATCCAACGTAAATGATGACTCGATAAGACTTCTTTTCCTTTTTCGTCCGGCTGTTTGTTCTTGATCGTGACCGACCAGCGATAAGCACCAATGATTTCGCCTTTGACGTCCATTCCTTTGCCGTAGGTGGTCTCGACTTGCATTCCAGGTGTCAGCATGAGGAAATCACCCCCAAACGCTCTAATGCCCCTAAATAGTCGTATGTGACGCCTCCACCGAATCCCGCTCGCTCTGTCCGGGACCGGAACCATTCATAAGGGATTGTACGCGCAGGACGCGCCTTGTGTGCCTCTTCTTGCGTAAAAGCGTCCATAGACTCCATCGTCAGCACATACGTCTCTCCGAGGCGCTGGAAGTGAACGAGGACGAATGCGACGCCTCCAAGTGAGCGGACACGTTCCAATTGCTCCAGCTGGTGCTTCTCAATGTTCGACAGTGGGAATCCCTTCTCATAGTTCTCACAAGTCTTCGTTTCGAACTCGAGATGTCTTCCACCGTTCAGCATTCCGACGAAATCCGGTGGCGCTTTGTCGACATGAAAGGCGGATTTGATTTTTTTATTGTCTTCTTTGTCGCGGATCATCTTTACTTCCGCGTGTGTTTTCACGATCCGCGCCTTTCCGTCCATCAAGTACCGATCGTTCGATTTCTTTATCGCATCTTCGAAGGCTTCTCCAACCCGTCGATTGATTAAACTTTTGCTAGGACGTTTTGTCATCGTTTTTTTAGTTTGCTTCAGCGTCATGATAGTTCCCCCCGAGTTTTAGAAAGCATTTTTGACAATAATGGTCATACGCCGGGCGTTCGAATAACGAACGCTGGCGTATTGTTGATGCTCCCTTGCATTTACAACATGGCTTTTTATAAACGCGTGGCTTTTTAGTGCGTTTAGTTGGCGACGGCTTTGGTGTATGCATGGTCAGCTCGCCCCTTACCAGTGATTTGTCGATCAAGGTCATTCAAGGTGAACCCGAGAGATTCAAGAATCGCTATCATGCTGCCAAGGGCAACGTTTGGACTTTCTTCTCGTTGCATGTCGTAGAGGATTCGCTCGAGCGGTTTGACGTTCTTCCGGAGTTTTGTGATTTCCTTGCCATATCCTCGTCGGATAAGCAGGATCGAATCGTCATATGTCAGTCTTGATTGATTTCTCACTTCGCAAATACTCAGGGTAAGCTCCGCCGCTGCATGCAAGATACTTTCTTTCTGTAGACCGTTCGCCGGCTCTAAATACCAAACCCATGCATCCTCGAGAGATTGCGCGAAAGCGGCTGTCTTAATACTGACCATGAGCTTCTTCGTGTAAATCGGAACAAGTGTCTTCTTTTGTCCGCGCATTTTAGAGCGGTCCGCCTGTTCTTTGCACCATGATTTCAACACATCCGTTGTCAGCATATGATCGTCCCCTTTTCATCCGTCCAAGTTTCTTTTACTAGTCGTTGAATAGCTTTTGCTTGAGAAAGTCCGCTTGCTACCAGTTCAGGTTTTCGATCTCCTGGCTGCATGCAATAATGGTCGATCCGATCGGTTACGAGGAAGAACTCCTGGACACTCGACTTCGTGTCCTTCTTCAAGATTTCAGGTATGGCGGTTCGCGTATAGTTTCTAGCAATCTTATCGAGTAAAATCCAGCACGCCTGCACTTGCTCGGCGTACTCGATTCGTTTATTTTGAGTGTTAATCAATGTTCAACGTCCTTCCGGATATGCTACAATTAGCATATAAATTTCAGTTGTGTTTGTTTAAAAAACTCGTGGTGGCGACCACGATCGAATGAATGTTCACTTGCTTTGGATCCGTTCCTCAGTAGTGAGCATTTTTTTCTTTGTCTGACGCTTTTGATCCTCCAAGCTCGGCTAACATTTTAGCGAGTTCGTCTTCGTCTGGAATATCAGATTCAAACTCCGCTTTCTTGCCTTCTTCATACGAGCGTTGCTTTTCTTTTTCTCCGTCAAGCCATGCTGGCGCCTTCATTCCGTTTCCAGAACCTCGCTTGTTGCCATATCCAGTCCGCGCTGGCTGATCCATTTGAATCTTCAGTTGGGAGAATTTCTCTCTGAGCTTCTTCGTCGAGAGGATATTTGATTTCCAGAAGTCCTCGTTGGTTGTCCATTCCATAACAGATTTGATTTCTTCAGGAGTTCGTTTGTCTTGTTCGATGAGAAGTCGAATATGATCACACCAAACTTGAATGTTAGGCTTTTTGAACTTTGGATCGTTTTTCGTAATTAGTCCAACAAAGAAGTTTACTAATTTCATTTCAACATCAGAGTCGTCGAAAACGCGCTTGCCGCGTTGGCGACTTTTCTTTTTATCTTTACTATCAGTTGTAGTCTCAGTAGAAGTCTCAGGTAATGCTTGGTTCACTTTGGACCGCTCGACGGACCATTTTGAACTCTTGGTAAGGTCAAAATGACCCCATGGAAAGCTCACTCGTTTTTCGTTGGTATCACCCATTAGTTCATTTTGACCCAATGGAGGAACAATTTCTGAACCCTTGTTTTTTCCCATTAGTTCATTTTGACCCAATGGTTGGTTCACTGTTGGTTCATCCTCTTTTTCAAGCGAAAGCAATTTATCGTAATCAATCGTATACCAAAGCGTTTTATCAATTTTCAAAGTGTTGTACTTATCCGTTGCGATGAGTAGCTCTTGATCTCGTAAACTTTTCAATGTCCGCTTGAGCGTACTGAGTGACCAGAAAGGAAATTGCTGATTCCATTTATCAAGAGTATTGTATGTCCACGTTTGACCGTCCCGAACCTTGTCGCTTCGATCCAACCAATAGTGAACTTGCTGAAGCACGATAGCTTCGTTCAAGCCGATAGCGCACGCTAATTTTGGTAAAACCATCAAAGGTTGTTCGTTGATTAGTAATTTACTCATATGTGTGTCCCTCGATTTCCCTCTTACTAGGTTTTCAGACCTGTAACTTGTAAGTCATACCCCTATAACTTGTAAGTAACAGGGGATGAAGCATGTGTCATTTCTCCAACTCTTCTTCAAAAACCATGTAATGAATCGGAGCCTCCATTCTCTCCATGACTCCGCGTACTTTCTCTACTCCATAAATTAGAATTGAATCTTTCACTTGATCCAAAATGTAGTCAGAAGCCGTTCCTCTTTTTGCTCTCCAAAGCTCCAAGAGTTCAAGCACTTCGTCGGTCATCTCAAGTGTTTCATTTTCAATTGTTTGGAGTCTTTTTGTGTTGTGTGATTTTCTTCCTGGCTTCTTTTTTTCTTCCTCACGATTCGTACCACGATTCGTAGGACGATTCGTTAATGCGTCGGATGAATGTTCCATAGAAGCACTTTCTTCACGATTCGTATGACGATTCGTACCACGATTCGTTAAATCGCTTTGTATCAACGTTTCTGCATCTTCTTGAAGATTAGATACAGGTTCATCTTCCACTTCTTCACGATTCGTACCACGATTCGTAGGACGATTCGTTAATTCTGTGGAGGCGGCGACTTCTTCACGATTCGTACCACGATTCGTAGGACGATTCGTTAATTCGTTTTCGATAGCGTTTAAGACCATCGTTCGAACCTTTTCAGAAGGAATTTTCCGAGCGACAATTTCCGCGAAATCCAAGCGAATTACTTCTCGTAATTCCTTCTTAATCAAGTCCTCGACAGGCTTTCCGCCTTTTTTAAAGTTGAACTTTCCCCAGTTCAGAATGCATATTTCTCGAGAGGAAGCATCGTACTGGATCAACTTATATTCGCTTTCGAATCGCTTCATGAGCGTTTCGATGACTTCCGGAGCGAGTCCGGATTCGTACGACATTTGACGCGGTGACACTTTGTAGACACCAACTTGTTTCGTGTTAGCGTTCGTCAGCAGATACAAGAAGAACAGTTTATCTTCCGTACCGAACTCAGCGACTTTCTCATCGTTCCAAAACGCTGATTGGATATTACGCGATACATTCATTCGATTGATCCTCCTGTGATATAAAGATGAATTTCAGAAACACGAAATTAAGACTTGGTGAGCTCTTTAATGGCTTTCTCAAACTTGTCTTTTGTTTCGTCTGATTCATCATTTAACCAGCGATAGATCGTCATCTCAGATACATCGAAGTATTCCGCAAGATGATAGGTGTAAAGTCCAGCGGCTTTGATCTTAATCCGTAGATCAAAGTTTCGAACTCGTTTCACTTCAGGCATTTCTGACCCTCCTAAGATGTATTTAAGGAAAAATGTTAGTCAACTAACATCCCTTATGTTGTTAGTCTAACAACAATAACGAAATAAAGCAATCGTCCTCTATACATTTTTTTGAAGAGAGAACAGAAATCAGACGTAGCATACGAAAAAGGTCTATTTCCGCGTGCTACGTCTTTGATGTAGGTTCTAGCACACCTAGTATGAAACGCGCTCTGATTGAGCTGTAGCGTTTATTTAGAACGGTAAATCATCGTCATTCAGATCGAGTGAGCTTCCGGATGTAAAGGGATCGTGATTTCCGTACGATCCAGGTGCTTGAGATGGTGAAGTGGATCCACTAGCTCCCTTGCTCTCGAGGAATCGGACGGAATCTGCTACGACCTCCGCACGATACCGCGTCTGCTGTTCTTTGTCCTTGTAGCTGCTGATTTGAAGGCGTCCTTCAACGCCAGCAAGTTTCCCCTTGGATAGATACTTAGCGACGTTATCGGCTTGTTTACGCCATACTACGCAGTCGATGAAGTCCGCTTCACGGTTTCCGTCTTGCCCAGTAAAAGGACGATCACAAGCAAGGGTGAAACGAGCGACAGAGACACCCGTTTGTGTAGATCGAAGCTCAGGGTCCCGCGTCAATCGACCGACAAGAACGATTCGGTTAATCATCGAACTGTCTCCGGTGCTTGTTCATCGGTTTTGAGAGCAACACGCTTTTTAAGGTTATTCTTCATTTCATTGGCTACACTTAGAATATGGTTTCCAGACATAGTCAAAAATTCAGCTTTTAAAACAGTTTTTAAGTCTTCGTTTTGTTCCGCTATATTCAGAATCAAGTTCGCAAGTTCCACTGGACTCATGCCGTCAACACCTTCAATCTCCACTTCTGTGTCGCCTTCTTCGGTTTGGTTTCGAGTGATGAGAACATAACTTTCTGCTCGTAATGTTTTCTTTTCTTGTCCAGCTGCAGATACTTCAATAATTGTCTTTTCATTTTCTTGTTCTTGGATTTTTGTCATCTTTCGTTCATCTCCTCATGTGTTCTGTATTTGAAGTACAGTTTTTTGTGTATTTAAAATACAAATAATAAAAAAATTCTCCATTAGATGAATCTTTTTATTTAGTTGCCCCGTATTAGTGAACAGCAACAAGAAAAACTCCAATTTTTTGGACTTTCGGAAAAATCACATATAAGCTAAAAACCGCTTAATACCATGCTTAAATCAACCTGTTAATCGTTTAATAGATGGGTTGTTTTTTTAAAATTGTATATCTGGTCTCGGAGCGAGTTACGCAATCGTATTCCAGCGAGTAAACTCGCTAAAATATTGACTATAGATGATTTTTACACCTATCATTTCTTCTCTATCGCCTTGCTTAAATGATACAATTTTTTAGACACCATCTTGTGGCGATTTAAAAACTTTCTTCTTTATCTTAACAGTTTTTTTAGCTGGATAAAGCACATCGCTTTCATCAAAAAATAATAGATGTGGTGTTGTCTTAAATAGAGTAGCGATTTTCTGCATATCGTTTCTGTTCGGAGAAGAAGTATTGTTATTCCAGTTATGGATTGTTGATTTTGATTTTCCGATTGCTTGCGCTAATTCATTGATTGTCATACCATGCTCATTACGAATTCGTTCTAATTTATCTTGCCATATCATAGCGTAATAATCACCGCCCTTATTCCAAACGCCACAAACGTTAATACTTACCGATTACTTATTTAAGTTTATATGTCGCATTATACAGTGTCCACAAATAAAGAGAATCTCTCCGAGACCCGCCCTCTAATTTCTTGGAGACCATTTGAATGGTTTTATATAATCCTATGACGAGGTGAAAACAAAAATGAGTAATAGTAAAACGTCGGTCGCCTTGAACGTGGCGATCTACCTTAGAAAAAGTAGAACAGATATAGAAGAAGAAAGAAAAGCTCGAGAAGCTGGTGAAACGTATGACACACTCAGCCGGCACCGGAAACAACTTATGGATATTGCCCGTCGTGAAGGGTACCATGTCGTAGACATCTTTGAAGAAGTCGTGTCTGGTGAATTCCTCAGTGAACGTGAGCAAGCGACTGAGATGCTTCGTAAGGTCCAGCTAGGCTATTATGACGCGGTACTATGCGTCGACGTTGATCGTCTTAGTCGTGGTGGAAAACAGGATGAATACCGCATCGAAACAGCGTTTAAACAATCCGGTACCATTTTAATCACAACAGACGAAGTAATCGACTTCAGCGAAGAAAGCCAAGAGTTAAATAATGACCTTAAACTCATGCTGTCGCGGATTGATCATAAGAAGATCAAGAAACGCCTTCACGCAGGTCGCCTTCGTTCAACCAGTGAAGGGAAGGAAATGAGCACGAAACCCCCTTACGGTTATCATAAAGACGAAAATTTGAAACTCGTTATATTTGAACCAGAAGCGCGAATCGTCCGGAAAATTTATCAATGGAGTCTCGAAGGAGTCGGCCGCGTTAAGATCGCGGAAAGGCTAACCGACATGGGCATCCCTTCACCATCGGGAAAGGGTGAGTGGGGACATGCTAGTGTGCGCCGAATCCTAAAGAGTCCGAAGTATAAAGGCGCCATGTTCTTCGGTAAAAATCAATCGATAAAATCCGAAGGCAGCGGCTATGTCAAAAAAGTTCGTCGTGACGAAAAGAAATATGTGTATAAAGAAGATGCGCATGAACCGATTATCTCCCGCGAAGATTGGGAAGCGGTTCAAGAAGGCATGCTAAATCGTAAAACGAACGTTAATCCAAATAAAACACTAATCAACCCTTTCGCATCCCTTATCAAGTGTAAAAAATGTGGTCATACTTTATTGGCCAACAATCCGAAAACAAGACCAAGTATTTATTTATACTGCAGCACAAAAGACTGTGATACGAAAATGATTTCGACAGATAAAGTTGAAGCTGCTGTGCTTGATTATCTAAGAGACACACTGGACCAACTGAACGTATCTGAAGATGGTCAAAACTATAATGAGCAATTAGAGAAAGAAACAATTATAGAGATTCAACGAATCGAACAAGAGATCGAGGAAGACGCAGAGCGACGCGATAAACTTCACGATCTTATCGAAAACGGCACGTACGATAAAGCGACATTCCTGGATAGAATGCGTGTGATCACAGAACGTCGGAAAAATTATGATCAACAATTGCATCGACTTCATAGACGCCTTGAACAGCTGCAAGATCAGACACAAGGTAAGAAAGACTTAAAACCACTTATAGAGAACGTCCTCGAAAAATATAAGCCAGAATTATCAGCTGGCGAAAAGAACGAACTTTTAAAGAGCGTGATCCATGTTATCCGATACCAGCGCGATCGCGACTGGAAACATTTTAAATTAGACATCGAATTAAAATATTGATCCTCTCTCCTGTCCGCGATTCTGTAGACAGGAGATTTTTTGTCTTTTTTAGCTTCTGTCCCCTCCAAAAACCGTTTTAACCGTACACAGGATGAACCGCGATGTTCATATCGAGACCAAACCACCGTACATTTTTTTGCAAAAAAGATGCCCAAGCTGGACATCTCATTCAGTAAATTCGTTTTTCCGAACGAAAATACTTTTCGTAGACAAACTGTTTACTCTGTGAATTAAATTACCATTTTGCTTTCGTGGCTTCATGATAACATGCGAACAAGTGTTTGCAAACTAGAAACTTTAAAATTTTAAGCGATAACAATTTTTTCATCGGTCCTATTTCATACCCCGGTGGGTGCTTCCAGATAAATTACTAACTTTAGAATTTTGTTGGAAACAAAAAAGGACGCCTGTCTGCTTCAGGCGTCCTTTTATTTATTGAGTTGTCTTCATGCTCGTTACTAAAAATTTTTTCACCCTGTAGAGCTTCAGTTAAGGATCAAGCAATTTAAAGCGCTAGAAATTTGTACATAACAGGCTTAAAAAGCTGTATTCTCAACATTCAACTCCTTTCTGGTGCGTGAATTGTGGTTTTCATCGACTTGTTCGTGTTCTTTCGCTCTGCCCTCTAGCAAGTTATTCGATCACTGGTCAGCGACTATATCCCCAATACCACTAGATGCTCGATCGAGCACCCTACAAAAATTATTGTACTTCCAATTTCCTACGTTTTCAATCAATTTTTTGGTATTTTCGTAAGAAAATTAATTTTAGAACAACATGCTCCATGTCTCTGGACCTACTCGACCGTCAATTTCCAACTTCTTTCGTTTCTGATAGGCTTTGACGGCTGCCGTTGTCGCTGCATCGAATTTCCCTGTCGGATCCACCTTAACCGCGCGCTGGATGCGTTCAATGTCTTTTTTGTTCATGCCCTCTGCTTTTGCGTGATAGACCTTACCCGGATAAGGAACAAGGTCCTTCGATTTGCTTGCAGCTGGTTTCGGTTTTGAAGCGGCTTTCGGTTTGACGACTTTGAGCACGTCCCCCGGATAGATAACTGTATTCTTCAGACCATTCCACTTCATCAGATCCGCAACAAGGACTTTGTGTTGTTCTGAAATCTCACTCAATGTATCGCCTTTCTTCACCTTGTATGTTGCCGCCTTTTCGGTATCTTTAGGGATTGTTACCGGATTGTTGGCATCTTTTGAACTTGTAGGTGGTTTGGCTCCTGCCCGTAGCTGAGTTGTTGTTAATCCGAACGTATACTCGAGGTGAGGAGCGTCCGGGAATCCGCGCCAGTCACCGCCCCATGCGAATCCAAGGCTTTTGGCGATTGCGACGACTTCCGCCCAGTCCGCTTTTCCATCGCGATCATAGTCGACTTTCTGGTCCCATACGACTTGCTGTCCACTTGGTGTGTACAGCGCGAAGTCGATGGCGAGTCCAAAGTTATGATTGGAATAGCCACCCGGTGCGTTCGTAACGATCTTCTCCTTGTTTCCATAGCGTCCTTTCGCATACAAGGCATCCTGTTCAGCAATCGAACGATAACCTTGTGTGATGCATACAGGGACACCAGCTGCATGAGCGCGTTTGACAAGTTCTTTCCCCATGCTGGCGACGATCGGGTTCATACCTTTCACGTTTAAGCGGACGTTCGACTTCTCTTGCAATGTTTTTAAGTCCATGATCAATGTTCCTCCTGTGCGGTCATTCCGCTAGTTTTTTGTTTTCCACGACTTCTTCGACGATGTCGACTTCTTGGGAAATCGGTTCTGTCTGTTCACCCGGCTTTGCCAGCTTTTTTGCTGCCTTATCAATTGGACTAAGTGCTGTGTTGTCTTTTAGTTGAGCGAAGAACTCGACGAATTTCGGAGGGAATTTAATCCCTAGAATAGCTGCGTTTTCAATCGTGCTGACGGACTCGCGCCAGATGTAATAATAGATCGCCATGTTCCGGAAAACTGGTGCGCCATTATTGACCGCGTCATCTGCAAGAACACAGAGATAGAGGACACCAATCGTTCCCGCTTTTCGAAGTCCGCCCCAGAACATGACATCCGAATTGATCTGCTTCTTTCGAACGGCAGCGGAAAATCCTGTCACATAGTCAAACATCATGAGATAGATCAAGAACTTCAGCGCGGCATCCCATCCTCCTAACTCGCCTGTGAGAATTTGAAATGACGTCGCTCCTAATGCAAAAATTCCGCCAAGAGCGCGAGACCCCATTTCCGATAAAGCATCAAAAAATTTCATTACGTTCATCTCCTTATTCGATTTTTAAAGTCCTGAAACCCATGAAATGCACGCTCCTTTTCCAGTGGTAATCATCTATGGGCATAAAAACAGAACGACCTGAAAAAGGTCGTCCTATTGGGATTTTCATAGTTTGTACATATGGTCGCGGAACGTTTAAAGCAATTATACACTATGCACTTAAGTCATTTCGAAAAAGATTTAGCATTTGCTCGCTTCCAAGATGCTTCAAGTGGATAAGAACGTGGCGTCTGGATCGGATCAGTCCCTCCGCCTCCTGTTGATCCCTCTAACATTTCAAGCGTATAGCCGTTTGCTCGTTGAACAATTCGCGTGCCAGTTCCGCCAATCGGTTCTATTCTTTCATCTGCTGCCCTTTTAAACTGTGCTGGACGCGTAAAAGATCCAACAAGCGCTTCTGGCGCTTCTACAACTTCGATAAGTGGAGCAAGTGCACCGGGAGCACCACCTGGATCAGTTCCAAATGTAAATAATACATTTCCATTCGGTCCCTTATATTGCGCATAAGCAATTGTAAAGCCGCGCCCGTAATCATATGTGCCGGATGGTCCAGTATAGGTGCGTCCCACCCATAACGATTGTTGTGGTGCGGTTCCGGGATATGGAGATGAAGGGAAATTGATTGTATGTACAACCACTCCATCAATCAGAATCGTAATTGTAGACCCGACACGTGTTATTTTAAGACGTTTCCATACTCCAATCGGAAGTTGGGGAGCTGAGGCAGATCCGGAAGTCCAATCAACAGCGTTAGTTCCGTATTCGTGACGATAATATGGGCGTTGGTTGAGATTTAATTCAAGCGCCCATAAAATATTGCAGTTTGGATTTTCAGTGCCGTTTGGATCAAAGTCGGACAACGATATGATGGATCCTTGAGCTGTGCCGTTGTCGATTCTAAGAACAACCTCGACTTCGATGTTTCCTGTTTGATACCACGCGCTATTGCGTCCATAACTAAGTGAATCAGTGGCTTGTAACAGCGGATATAGAAACCCCATCGGTTATGCTCCTTTCTTGATGTTAAGCAATTCGATAAACTACATAACCCGCTTGAAATCCGCCAGACATTGGGGTTTGCGGGCGCATTACTTCTAAGGTCATACCTTGATATTGAATAAGATCGCCATCTAATAAACCACCATCCGGCAAAAAGAACGATGATGGATGACGGAGCCGCATTCCACTGTTAGTATCAACTCCATATACATAGAGCAACATAAATAATCCATTTACATCTGGCGATTTACCGGGTGCGATACTACGTGCCTGAATCGTTTCGTAAGAACTTGCTGCATTGGGTGGCACTGGTGAAGGAATATTAAGAGGCGTATCTGCAACATGAAAGTTGGCATTTGAAGTTGCACCGTTTGTAGAACCTGTAACGGTAGTGATTCCACTATTTTTTTCTTTCCCCAAAATATCTGGCAATCCAAAGAAAAGGTACCCGCCCGCTTCTGAATAAAAATTCGGCGTCCGAATTGCTAAAGACACGTTGTGAGCTGTAATACAAAAGCGAACATTCAATGGTGTATCAGCTGGATAAATTGTCGTGTTATACGTTCCGAATAGCGTCCACTGAAAATTATTATTAGCGGGCGTTGTTGCCGCTGCCGAAAGGGGATACGTCCCCTTAGATGTTGTTCCAGACGTCCCTGCTGCACCCGGTGTATAGTCGAGCAAGGGAATAATATTCATTTGTCCTGAATAAGTGTTGTTATGTCTTTGACGAGTAGCGTAGCCGTTGATGGCAACATAAGTATCCATGTTGTCGCTTGCTCGTTTCCCTTTCATTACGAAAAAGCGACCTGTTGTACCATCAGCGACGGAAGTCGGTGGATTTGATCCAATTTGTTGCCATCCTGCTGCCTGCATTTTAGCGATCAACCAAAACTCTAAATCCTTTTTTAATACTGTTTCTTGCTGGTAGATATAATCTGTCACCGCCATTTTAGTTCCCTCCACTCATTGGAATGATTTTGATAGTGTAATGAACCGTTGTCGGTTCATTACCAGTGTTCGTAAAGAAGGCGTGAAGCCTTTGATTCCCGCTTTTGTCAGATGCAGGGACATTTACAATGTCATAGACACCATGTATTCCTTCTAACTCAGTGCTCTTGTAATAACTCATTCCAGCGTTTTCCCGATCTTGGAGATCAATCGAAACGTAAACTGATTTATCCGGATCCACGTAGACCGTTTTAACTTCATAACGATGCGCCCCGGCATCAATTGGAACATAGACTGTTCCGTTCGCCGGAACGTTAATGACACCCGTTAATTCGTTGAAAGTAAGCGAAAACCCGACCCCTCCACCCGAAGATAGCGGTCTGGAAAGTTCCATTCTCGTCCCCATACGTCCCCTCCTCAAATATGCGATAGATCAAATATGAATTTCAGTGGATCGAATCCGTCATAATCCGACGATTGAACAACGCGGACCCAGAACGGAATAACGGCACCAGCTGCAACAGAAGGATAGTTGATTTCGTCATAATAAGTACCGGGTGTATTACTCATGTCTCGCGCTATGTCTGCCCACTGCCAGCCGAACTTATCGCTATAGGCTTGAATTGCGACTGTGGCGTTCAATGCCGTTGATGTTGTCGGGTTATACAGATAATACTTTTTCTGTAGAATCCCATTCGTCATTTGTCCCAAGTCGGTCAAGTCGGTACGACTCAACTCTTCCTTGGTTGTCGGATCAACTATGATTTTCAAGTTTGCTCCGGAATCATAACGGTCGCCTCCTGCGAACAATGCGCTTAATTCTTCGACGACGGTCGTTCCATTCTTAATCCGGAGCTTCCCTTGAACCAAAAGGCGCGGCATAGCAAGGCTCACAACGCCTTTATATGCGATTGATGAAGCGAGTACAGCGTTCGTTTCGTCTAGGAGTTCGACTGTCACACCGTCCGTCAAATTCGCTACTGTGAGACGGTCGCCGGCTGTAATTGTGATACGCTTCAAATCCATTGGTACATAACCGTTTCCGATGCCTTTTTTCAGAACGATTCCGATTTTTTTAGGAATAAATCCAATCAGACTGTCGGTAAAGTTAAACCCTCCACCGCTATCAGAATAAAAATCCCAATCGTTCGTTTGATTGCTCACTGCTCGCCATCTTGCGACAGTTTGTGTCGTACTCGAGTCTGATCGTTCTAAAAACTCCGCTGTCGATTCCGCGTCGCGGAAGAGGATCAACCCACCTGCGTCCCCTGTCTCTTTTGGCGTGTAATCCGTCGTGATTTCAATCGCACAAGTACCTGGTACGTCAGTCAGGACGCGGACGTCTTCGATATTGTCGTGTTGTAGCTGCAGAGCACTACCAGTTAGGGTGTAGCGGTTGAGCGGTGAAACGATGTAGCCTGCCGGGATGGTGTTCGTAAACACATCATCCCGAATGCGACCGTCGATTCGTTTATAAAGCGACATAGATTGGCTCCTTTCTTAACGTGTTTTTTTCGAAATGCTCCACGGATCCCAACTGTTTCCGCGTGTTGGAATGAGCCAGATTCGTTTCTTTTTCTTGATGAGAAGTTCGAGCTCATCAAATTCTTGAACGGTAGTATTTTCAATCGCGACACGTTCCATTCTGTCCGCGCTAACGATGACACCAGACGTCAAAGTTTTGTTGGCGTAAGAATACTCGAGTAAGGTCGTATAGTTTACCGCAATCCGTTCTACCTTCTCCGTATCAATGACATAAGCGTCTTCAATATCTCTTCGTTTAACTGACTCTGGATCAATCATGAATGCATCTTTTTCTCGCATTCGATCCATTGCTTCAGGTGTCCAGATGACCGTCGCATTTTTATCATTACTACGTGCCATTCCATCTAGTACATCCATATGAATCAAATGATCACTATACTTCCGCGCTGTAAAATCAAAAGCAATCAGTGTCGTTGAAATTCCTTGATAGAAGCGGTCCATCTTTGTTGCTCGAGCAATGTGAGTGTGCACGTGCTTGGCGCGACGTGTCGGCTTGTAGACTCGTTGAATTGCCGTTTCCAGCGGTACGACATGGATCGACGCCTCATCCATCTCAACAACGTTTGTAAATTCCGCTTTATTGAATGCTTTGACATATGACTGGTCAACCATCTTGACTGATCGTTCTTCATTTTTTCGAACCATGCCATCAAAGCGATACTCTTGCACCGGGATTGCTGCGCCTAACAACCCATCATAAGTAAGAACTGCAGCATCATATTGTTTCGGCTGAATCGAAAGATAAGCATGTTGTTGCAGTGTACCTTCTACAAGATTTGACGTTCGGTCTATCGCCTCGAGATCATGCAGGACACCCTCTTTTGCGGTGTCGTTCCGGATGAGGGACAGTTGTGGATCAACATGAGCCGATCGCGTCACGTTCCTTGATAGCGGTTCTGTTTCTATCAGCATTACTTCGTCGTTTGAATAGGACTTTTCGATGGAATCAATTTCTTGCATGTAGACCGGATGCGTCATTGAACTTTCTAGTGAATCGATTTGTTGAAGAACAGTATTTCTCACTTCTCGCTGAACATGAAGATGATCTCGAAGCATGAGATGTGTTTCTTGACCATGTGTATACAAGTCCATGAAATCACTAGATTCGAGATATGCTACTGAACCCTTGTTTTCGCGGGACAACATGTCGTCCGACAAGAGGGAAACCATACGTCCGTTCATATGAGAATCGAACGCATACGTCTTCGTGACCGCAACGTCATAGAGTCTTTCGTTTCTAACAAATGAGTCGAAAGAGAGCACTTCAGTCGGAATAAGCACGTCCGCTGATTCGAAGAACTCCGTTTTTGCTAGGGATCCGGAAGCAACATGATCACGCTGCAGTTCTTCGTTGCCCAGCTGCAGAACATGATGTTCTTTTACTGGTCGTTCCATGCCATACGTTCTGAATTCGTATGTTTCGAGATAAGGTGGATCCAATTTATCCATTTCAAGCACGATCGCATCTAAAACAGGACGATCAATGGTTCCGCGCCACGCTTCTTCGATGTGAACAAATTTTTCTTGTAGAGTAGCGTCTAGCACTTCGTAACTAAAAGTCGAGGCATCAATAGGACTGTCAGGCGTTTGAAGATTGAATAGGTCAATCATTTCAACGGCGCGGATAGTCGTCCGGAGGAACGTGTCAGCTCCCTGAACGTGTGTCAGGTGTTCCGTTTGACGTTCTGTCGGTTCGAGCAGAAGTTCTTCCGTAGCAAAAATACGTTCAGTTAATTGAGTAGCTCCGAATGACGTTATTTCTGTAGATTGTTCAACGTCGCGGACTACCTTTTCCATGGATTTCACGACTGCCGATTGCTCTGACTCGATAGAGGCGGATTCTTGCGCGAAAACAAGCGCGCTGTGTTCGACGACGCGTTTCGTTGACTCAAAGGTCACGCCATCCGTACTCGCGACGACAGCGCCCCTTACAGCGTTTTCAGGATGTTGGATATGCGTATGGATTGTTAGAGGCTTGATGATGCCTTGTTGTGGCGATTCCAGCGTCGTGATGACTTCTCGCGTTCTACGTGTGACTCGATCCGCTACTATTAAGTGCGCTTTTCGTCTCGAGATAGGCGAAATCATGAGCGGGTATTCGTCGCGTTGAACAATCTTGTTCTCGACTTGGACGAAATACCGTTTCTTACTGGATAGGACAGGCGACACCGACGTCTGAAAGCCATACTGCTTCCGGACGTTCGGTGTGACCTGGACGCCATATTGCGTCGTCGGCATGAGTCAGCGCCTCCTTATTCCATCGTAGTCTTGAAAATCCCCCACCCGATCGGATTGAACGGTGTAAATTCGTCGATACGCATTGGTGTGAGCGGTGTCGTTGCTAAAGCGTATTGATAGAGGTGTTTGGCTTTATAAGAAGCGGTTAGCTCTATACCTGCAGCAACAGGAACGTCGAATAAAAACGACTTCGTGTCTTTATCGAATGTGAACCCGGTCGTGATCTCGTTGCAATCTCCAAAAAGAAGCGGTTTAGTTTCATTTGGTGTATGTGCGACATGGAAAACCTTTCGGACACCGTCTCCAACGCCGATTTCCTCATGCGGAACGATCTTGTCGAGTTCGAGCTCATCCCATTGCTCGATATTTTTCGGGTGAACCGCGAAGACGTCGTCTAAGATGCCGACCATTCCTTCGTTCGGGTGAACAATTGCCATTTGAGAAACGTGATACTTCCCGGTATAAGCAGACGGGTTGAACTTCGTGTCAGGTAGATCAAGACTGACGTGGTGCGAAATGAAGGCAAGATAATGCGCTTGATATAACGCACCGCCTAGCGTCTGGTGCAACAAGACGGATTGATTTCCATTCGAGCTCTTCGTTCCGTAGTTGAGCGAGGAACCACCAAGAACGAGCTTTTCGTCCCAAGGAATGACGCCACCTGTCTTCGCGCCACCAATAATGACGGTATTTCGCTGAGGCTGATTTCCGACAACGTGAATCCGACCAAAATAGAACGGGATGAACAACGATTTCTTTGGATCAGCAGAAGCGTCGACGCGGATCATGAGCGCTAGACGATCTTTATTGACCGATCCGCGTAAGTACACGAATGTATCGCGCGAGAACGTCCGTGAGAAGTTTAAGTCGTCTGTGAAGGACATCATGGTCGGGATCGACGCTTGGATGTACGTGATCGCGCTGTAAGCAAGGTTCATGTATGATTTCGCAAGAAGATTGTCACTGTCGGTCGTAGGCGCTTCAATGTCGCCATAGTCAACGCCACGAATCGGCGTAATGAAGACGCGACAATCCATTTCAACGTTCCCCGTTGTAGGAGCGTCATTGAATGTGATCGTCCCCGTTTCATAGTCCACGACATACGCGGAATCGTTAACGAGAAGGCTGTTAACGTACATTTTTAACGTTCCTGGACGAATCTTTTTCCCATTTGTCGTGAACGTCTTTTTAGTACCGTCCGCTGTACCGAGCAAGGCGCTTGGTGTGCCTTTAGCAATTGCTTGGTCGAAATAAACGTCGTTGTAAGTAAAGACTCCGAATGAATTGGCGGGTTCATGCGCTTTAGATGACAAATATCCGCTTCCTTTGACGATTTTCCCGACTGACGGAGCCGTTGTAAAGGTGATTTCGTCGTACTGTGGACCGACTGTATAAGATGATTTTGCAACTTCAACGCCCTCAACGATGATTCGTTCTGTTCCTTGTTGCAACGGACCCGCGGGAAACTTAAATGTCTTTTTCGTTCCGTCACCTACGCCCAACATTGCCAAGCGGGATGTCTCTGAAATGAAGCGAGAGTCGTCAAACGTCGGTTTGTCGAGGTCATACCCCCACGCCATACCAAGGTTCCGTCGGAGTTTGTCGGATCCGATTGATTCAAAGATACGAACTTCTGTGTACTGACGTGACCCTTTTTTAACCGCACGATAGCGAGCGATCATCGCCCACCCCGCGCTTGCTAAAAGAGCTGTCATTTTTTGTGGATATTCTTGTAAAGTGATTTGAGTATCAATATATGTTGGCATTAGTTAGCCTCCTTCTCGTAGATAGCGAACCCAGCTGGTGAATAAACAATCGCCGGACTTTTCGTGAGCGGAGACACCGCGTCGACGACGAAAAACTTATAGAGATCGAAAACGTTTGGACAGGCTTCCCGCTTCACCTTCAAGCGGTCGGTGTTGATCAGACCGATAGAGCTCGTCATCAGCATGTCTTTCAGATAACCCCGGACCCCTTCTTCCGGATGAATGACATACGCACGTGAAGCCACGACTTTATTCAAGTAGCTCGACGGATTGAACTGGTACTGATACTCATCGTTCTGTTGGTTTTTCCAAGCAGACGCGTAACTACGTCCATCTGTACTCACGCGGTCGGGTGGCATCGTGTCTGATCCGGTATGGAACGACAGGTAGTAGGCTTGATAAAAGGCACCCATTTTCGCGCGCTTAACAATGATATTGTCGATGCCGTTCCCTGGCTTTTTCGCATAGTTTTTGCCGATCGGCATGAGAGGCGTCGCGGTATGCGGTTTTGTACTTCGATAGTCGTAAGTCGCTAACGGAACAGCGGTACCACCGAAGAGGACAGATTCGTTCGTGTCTGCTGCGTCTTCCGGAACAAGTTGTCCCATGTAGATCGGGATTGTTGGAACGTTGTTGTCTGCGTATGCTGCAGTATTATCACACTGAATGATGATTGAGACCGTTTCAGGTGACACACGCCCTTCGACGCGGATTTTCGAATCTGGCCACCAGTTCGTCATCCAACCGTTTCCGGTTGTCCCTACTTCACGTGTCTTTACGCGCATCATTGGGGATTGCATGATTTCTGGATGACTGTTTGCACCATCAAAGTTGTAATACAATGTCGATCCATTCATTCCGGAAAACGGCTTATACCCTAGATTTTCAACGTCAATGACCGCTTGTGCGTCGTCACTTGGATAGACGTTGATCGTGCCATCCTCGATGAATGGTTTATCTTTCAGCATGTAGAAATAGAGCTCGCTTGTATCGATTGCAACGTTGTTGAACTGATCAATCATCCATTGATGCAGTTTCCCGCGAAGGACACCATCTGCAGCAATCAATTTTGTTGAATCAGGGTATTTGTCCGTTCCTTTGAATTCAGCGGGTAAATCGCGGAACTTTTTCGACATGGAACTCATACGCGCCATTCCGAATAGCTCACCAGACCCATTGCGAACGACGATATGGTCTGCTAGATAGATCGTGAATGAAATTGAATCTGGATCAACGGAACTGTTTGGTGGTTTCTGATAGAACGAACCAAAGTTGAAACCGAGTTTTTTGAATGAACTTTCAGCGGTCCACCCGTTCGAAACGAGAAGGTCCTTCATCTCTGTCATAAAGCCGCCTTCAGTGAATAGTTGTTTAATATATGGCATGTTATCTCTCCTTATCGGTCTAGCATGTGATAGTTGACGTATACGGCTTTGCTCGAGAGGGACACATTCGTAAAGCGGAATCGAAGTCGGTCGCCTTGCTGAAGCGGAATGCATGCATACAGCTGTAGTCCTTCAGGTAGGTCTTTGGTGTAGATGGTTTCAGCGACGATCTTGTCATTCACGAAAAAACTCCAATGATCCTTATCTGCGTAACGCTCGCATGCGGTCGCAATACTGATCAAGTCCGCATATTCACTTTCGACCACGTATTCTTCCTCGACGATCTCGTCAGCGGACGTGACTTGTATGCGTAATCCTTTAAAATGCGGGTTATGGAAACGTGGCATAAACGGGTAATCGTGCCGTCCTCCCGCTTGATAAACTGGATTAAATCCCATTACATTCGTTCACCCTCTCCGTTTTCATCGCTCCAATCGTAATCGGTGATAGAACCGTCATACGTTGGCTCGAGATCAATGTCTTCCGTATCTGGTGATTCAGGTTCATATTCATCTGTTTCTTGCGGATCTTCGTCATATCCAAGCGGCTCTCCCTCTTCCAGCACGATTGGTATGACTTCAATCAACCGCCATGACACTTCGTCATAAATCAGCTGAGTTAAAACGATGCGTCCGGTGACTTTGTTCGTCTCAAGTACTGATTCGAGTCTCCCGAAATCATCTCGAGCAAGGTCCATGACCATGACGTCTTCACCTTCAACGTTGTACAGCAGACCGTTTTCGTCATAAGAAAGCGTTAGTTTCTCGATAACTTCCGAGATGATTTGCGTGTAATTTTTTGAGTTATCTTCAATGCGTTCGATCCGACTCAGGACGCCGTTTTTCAACATCCGCTTGATCGGATCAAACATGTTATTTCGGTTGCGTGCTTTCATCAGCGGTCCTCCTATACGCGGGTGATGACCCATGTCCGCACAGGTCGCTTATTAGGGTCGTAATAGCCTGATTTATGAATAATGTTTGTTCGCGCCATCTCAAGGTCCGGTAATTCCCCAGCATCATACAAGATCGCTCCGCTTGCCTTCCGAACGCGGAAGCGTCCGGATAAGGTAGACATCGTCCCAGCTGAAACGCCAACGAATTTCAGGACGTTAGGACCCATTTTGAGCGGTAGATTCAGCACAAACGGCTTGTTTCGGATGAAAACATTCGTTTTAAGTCGTCTTCCGTTGAAATACACATTCATTCGGTCCCCATCTTCGACACTGAAATCCCATACTTCGATTGAAATCTTCGACTCCGTTACGCTGAACGGTGGAAGATCGCTTGGAGGTGGAGGCGGTGGGGGTGGTAAGTGTTCTGGACTGCTTATTTTGAAGCCTGTGTTATCTGCAAGCTCGAGCGTTTGGAATAGACCGTCAGACGTATAGGAATACTTGATTCCGCGAATATGTAGGTTCCAGTTCACCTGACTAATCCGTTCGCGGGCAAGCACGACGTCTAGTAATTCAAGCGGCAGCACTGCCGGCACTGTAATGGACAACTTACGCCAGCGCATTGCCATTTGATTAAACAAGGATTTTGCAACGTAGTACCGCTTTTCATAGGTATCTGCCCATGGCACTTCAACTTCCATCTCGCGATAACTTTTCTCATGAAAAATGTTTTTTCGAATGGTTGAACTTTCAAAACGGTTTGCTTCTTTCCCGCATTTGATCAGAATCGCGTTGTAAATTTCGCTATCATCAATTTCAAAGTCAGACTCCTGAATCTCGATCGTGTCATCAAACGTGTAGACAGCTTTAGACGTCCGCGAGAAGACAGGCACATTCTTCATCCGGAGGACCCCCATCTTGTCCTCAATTAGTACTGTAAACGTGCTATCGACCATTGACGTGATGAGATCAGCGGGTTTCTCCCGTCGAAGTCCCATCTTCTTCGTAACGATGAAAGGATCACTGCTCCCTGGCTCTTTGAGCGTGAAAACTTCGCTTTCTAATCCCACCGCCTTCAGCAATTCTTTAACTGCTGTTCCAACGTTCATGTTTTTATCTTCGATCACATACGTTTTTTCCGGTCGTAGTGTGTCCGACAATGCTTTTTTATACATAGAGCGCCCGGTAATCTTAATGGTCCTTCCCTGACTGTCGATGTTGACGTTATCAATGGTCCCGGTCATCATTCGCATGTAATTGCCGTTATACCCGAAGTGGATAGAAAGCTTCGTTTCTGGAAGAAGTACGTTCCGCCATGGCGACGGGATCGGAACTTCATGGAACATGCGAACGTCGCCGTATTTGTTGAAGCGGTAGTCCGCTGAAAGCGAACCATTTTCGTTTGAACAGATGATCGTGAACGTTTTTGCTGGCGATTCAATGTCTGTGTCCAGTTCGATGCTGATCACATCGGGCAACCATGCGTCCGTAACGAGAAATTCCGATGCTTCCGGTGGTCGCTCGATGATTACTGCAGCTGAAGGACGTCTAAAATTCTTACCATTTTGCCATGCTGAGGTCATGGCTTGCTGTAGTTCAATGTTTACTGGTTTCATATGCCATTCGACCCCGCTCCCGGTCGTTGATCGGATATTAATTTAACGCGGAGGAAGACTGACGCCCCTTTGGTTGTTGGTTCACTGTCTAATCCGTTCAAATAACCGCCATACAAGCCATAGCGTGATTTGAGCACCATATAACTGTCATGGCGTGTATCCATGAACTTATTGAAACCCTCATGCGTCAAAAAGCAGAGCGTCATGCCAATTTCACAGCCTGTATTGCCTGTACGTTGCGTTCGGACGGACCCTTCTAGGGTATTTTGCAGTTGGATGCCGTACAGCGGCTTTGGTGGTGTTAATTGATCGACGGCATAGACATAAGTTGATGGCACATAACGGTGATAGAAGATGCGTCTTACATTCACTTTGTCTGTTGACCGAAAATAGTCGTTTGTCGCAATACCGATCTTTCGTTGCCCAGAATCAACTGGTAAGAAGACTCGCGTCCATGTGCGGGATCCGCGAACGATTTTACGCTGGCGTGTATAGCTTGATTTGGCGTTATGCGTAACGAGAGCAATTTCTGCTCGAGTAATCTCCCCTTGAGACGTGACAGCTGCTTGAACCGCGTAATCCATCGCGAGCATACCGACTTCGTCTTCCTGAACATCGACCATAGGTGACAACCATAGTTTTTCTGGTCCAGTCACCACTAGCGAGGGACCGGAAAAAATCTCGGTCTCCTCTACGTGGCTATAAAGCGTTGGTAACATTAGTTTCCTCCTCCCCGTCGATTGACTTCTTTTTGCGTGTTGTCGACGATCGTCCGTTGAACGTTTCGACCGAGTGCATCGAAATCAGCGTCTCGATCCATTGATTGAACGTTAACCGCAACAGGCATGTTCTTGATCTGGATAAACTGTGGTGATTGTTGCTGTGTGTTGAGATCAACTTGCGCGGCAGCGGCATTGATTTGAGCGTTGACGTCATATCCCGCACCAATGGAGCTCGCAATCATGCTTGTCGCAAGATCGTTCACGTTCCCACTGAATTCCGGAATGATGTCGACCTTCGCCCCACGACTGAAATCACCAGTCGCGGCATCGACCATGCCCGCTGTCTCGTCTTGAACACGTCCGACATTGTCATTGATACCAAGTGCGACCCCTTCAGGAATCCACTTCGCAAGCGCCCGCATGAGACGTGATGGTGAAGCAATGCCCATCGTCTTTTTGAAGGTACTCATGATGTCTCCGGCAAGGTCCCGAACGACGTCGAGCGCCTTCTTCGCTTTGCCACTCATCCCGCCAATGATTCCACCGATGACGTCCGCGCCCCAGCTGATAGCCTGACGAGCGAGTCCTGTGAAATAACGCTTAATTTTGCCGAATGTTCCTGAGATCGCGGATGCTGCACGACCAAGGTTTGATTTGATATTGTTGTACACCGACCGGAATGCGTCTCTCGCGGTCCGGGCAATGTACGACATTGCCGATGAAAACGCGCGACGAACCCGACCTAGTACCTCAGACACGATCCGCCCCACAGCAGACATCGCGTTGGACACCGCTTTTCGGATAGCCGAAAAGGCTGACGACGCTAATCGACGTAGGGTAGACATCGTGTCAGAAAAGATTTTTCGAATACGAGAGAGCGCACCAGAGATTACCTTGCGCGTCGCTTCCATCAGATTCGAAGCAGTGCGTCGAATTGCATTAAACCCGGACGAAACGAGACGTCGGAGGGTTGCCATGGAGTCCGAGAAAATCTTACGAATCCGGCTTAAAGCACCGGAGATCACCTTCCTCGTTGCCTCCATCAAATTTGTAGCAGTCCGGCGGATCGCGGAAAACGCTCCGGAAACCACCCGACGTACATTGGACATCGCATTACTGAAATTGCGCCGAATTTGGCTTAATGCGTTCACTATTCCTTTACGTGTCCGCTCCATCCAGTTCCCAATAGATCGGTACATGGACGAAAACGCACTCGTTGTCGCCTTCTTCGCTGAACTCCAACCATTCAGGAAGGCGCGTCCTGCAAGGCGCAAGGCAGACGCAATGATTTTGCCGTAAGACCGAACGACAGTACCAATCGTCTTACCGACAGCTTTTAGTGCACGTGCTGCAAGGATTGGGAACCCCTTAAATATGCCCGTAAAGGCTTTTTTCAGGAATTCTCCGATCGGTCCTAGTGCTTTGACAAGATTCCCGAGCTGGTACGACCACGTTCGGTTTAATGAGCGGAGGTTCCGCCCCACCATGCCTTTGAAATCGCCCCACGCGTTGCTAAAACCGCGTTTCAGCTTTGGACCTAAGTTCGAAAACGCTGAGCCGATGCCTGATAGTCCGGTTTTAAACCACGAAGCTATCTTACGACCGCCTTTTTTCGCCCCTGAAGCAATTGAATCCCAGTGCTCTACAATGTACTTTCCGAGCAATCCGAGAGGACCTAAGAGTGTCCCGAACAGCATTGATTTCCAATTTTTCGAGAAGTAATCGCCTATCTTACCGAAAATCTGCTTCGTTTTATCGACAATTTCGTCCCAATACTTGTAGATCAAGTAACCGAGACCCGCGACAACCGCTACAATCGCCGCAATACCGAGTACCCATGGATTGGTTAGGAGCGGAAGAAGCATGGCTCCAAAGCGCCCTAGAACGCCACCGACACCACCGAGAGCACGTCCGATCAACGGACCCATCTTTCCAGCTGCTCCACCGATGCCCCCAAACGCTTTCTTAAGGAGACCGATCGCTCCGGTTGCCTTCCCTGCGTTGCCAGATAGTAACTTGAACGCGGATGACAGCAACCCAAGACCCGGAATCAGTTTCCCAAGCGCTCCTGTCATCATGCCGATTCCGACAGCGTACACGATATACTTCCCGGCTCCTGTTTCCATCAAGGAAGCAACAGCTTCGAGTATGACCGCCAACGCTTCAAAGACCGGGAGAAGTACGTCCCCGAGAATTTGAGCGAGTTTGTCCATCATTTTTCCGAATCCTTCTGCTCCGGTTTGACCCGGTCCGGCGAAGGCTTCGATGATCACGTTTCCGATTCGCTTCACAGCGTCCCAGATTCGCGCTAAAACAGGCTCGAATTTGTCCCAGTTCTTATAGATCACCCATGAAAGAGCGGCAATCGTCGAAAGAATCGGGTTCATTTTCACGAATTGAACGAGGAATCCTCCAACCATGCCGGGTAAACCGCGTAGAGCGGACAAAATACCCGGTCCGAGCATCCGAAACATACGCGGAAGACCAGCAACCGCGTTTCGCGTCAAGATAAGGTTGTCGTACAGCATGCGCGCCTGTGGCGACATGACGACCATTCCTTTACCCGCGAAGCCTAGCGCTTGTCCTAGTGCTTGGAATAACCCCCTGTTCATCAGGAGGAATCCCGCAATAGGCGCCAGTACCCCAATGAGCACAAGTCCGGCTCCTCCGATCGCAATCATATGAGCGAGGAACGTTGCCATGCCTGGATTGTTGCGTAAGAACTCTGTCGCGGTGTCTGCCGCTGCGGATAAAGCGTCAGCAAGTTTGATGACGGTCGGCTCTAACGCTTTCCAAAGCTCGAGGAGGGATGTACCGAGCTTCCGGAAAGCCTTCTCGGACTTTGCTACTCCGTTATCATCAAGACCGCTCACCATCTTCTCGTATGCGGTCATACCGTCTACCATTGTCTTGCCGTTTTTACGCCATGCGTCCTCGTTCTTATAGACATCTTTCGTGGCCGCTTGCAGGTCGCCTTGGTGTTTCTTCATGGCGAGTGCTAGGATGTCTGTCGCTTCTTTCTGCGTGACGCCTAAGTCCTTCGAAATCTTGTCGACTGCGGAAATCGCTTCAACAGCGTCAGTTCCCCACGCCTTTTTGAATTGAAGACCCCATTCAGCGGATTCCTTAATGTTCTCCTTAGTACGTCCCATCTGGTTATGCAGGACGGAGAACAGCTCCCCGACTTCTTCAATCGACGTCCCTGTATCAGCGGACGTGTCCGCAATCAGGTTCTTGAAGTCTTTCATGTCCTCTGCTGCAGTAAGCGTCTGAGCTTCGAACTTGCCCCATCCTTTTTGTGCGGCATTGGCGACCGCTCCAAAGGCGACGGCAAGCGCTGCGACCGCTGGTGTGACAAATTGGTTCAGCTGCATGCCGAACATTTGGTACTTCATCGCCAGCGCATTGATCTTCATCTTTTCTTCCGCTTTTGTCGTCTGCTTCCCGACAATTGCTTTAGCTGCGTTGTCTAGCGCTTCGTATGTCTTGTTCTGAAGGTAGGCAAGATCGCGGTTCGTGAACTGTTTGATTCGCCCTGCTAAGGCGTCCATAGCGTTATCGAACGGTTTATAGATGACGTCCTTACCAAAGAGCTTCCCTGCCTTGTAGCCATTCGCTTTCGCGATCACATCAACCGGGTTTGATTTCGCAAGTTCGGTCTTGTATCGCTTCAAGGCACGTTCGGCTTCTGCCATTTCCTCAACAAACTCATGCGAGTTCGCGGAGTTCTTCATTTCCTTCAATGCTTTTTCAGTCAGCTTGATTTGATCGCGGAGATTATCGAGACGAATATTCGCCATCGTATGCATCTGACCCTCAATGGCTTTGATTTCGGTCTTCGTGCGCCCGAATCCAAGTTGTGAGAGTTGTTTCCGCGCTGCCATGGCTCCCCGTTCGATTGCGCTGAACGTTGCCTGAAGCATGAGCATGTTCTTCGAGTCCGGGAAGTATTTGAACATCTCACTTCCCATGTCCAGTTGAATCGTTGCTCGTTTCAGCGCCGTTTGTGGCGTCAACTGCATAGCATAGCGGAGCATCCGTTGGTGATACGCCTGTAAAGCGCGGTTCGCACGATCAAGGTCGTACGTGAAGCGGTTTGTGTTTCGTGCTGCATACGCTCCGGATGCTCCGAGAGCGGTCATGGCTGCTGTTGTACCTAAGTAAGCGTTCGGATCATCAGCTGGCATCTGTCCGTATGGTTGATTCGGATATGATCCATCTGGTGGTCCGTTAGATTGAGGACCACCGCTTGGCGTTGTCTGCGGTCCCATGACTCCGGGATCGCCGGCTGTGTCATAAGTGGTCCGGACGATGCGGTTCACGTTTTCTGTAATGAATTGCTCGAGACGAATTACACGATTCCGTAAACGATTCAGTGCATCGTCGAGCTTGGTCGCCATTCGTAATAGGTCGCCCATTACCGTACCAGCTTTACTTCCATCGACATCAACCCGGTATTGTTGCGCTGTGAGCGTGTCAGAAAGCGTCTGAGCGCGTTTCTGCATTTCCTCGAGTGTTTTCCGCGCCTTTTCTCCATCGAGGTCTATGGTGCCTTCTGGACCGATAAACGAACGTTCGAGTTCTTCCGCTTGGTCGCGGAGGACCGTGAGTTCCTTTACAGCGGGATCCGTATCAAAATCAATCGATCCATTCGCTTTTAGATCGTCAAGCATGGCATTAAAGCTGTCCTTCACGCTTCGAATGTCTTCAAGCGCTTCTTTACTGTTGATTTCGATGTCCGGAGAAGCGGATAGACGGGAAATCGTTTCAAATGCTTTTTGAAAACGTTGTTCGAGTTTACTTGCTGTTTCTGCTCCGCGATTCTCGAGCTCGAACATGCCTTTGATTGCCTTCCCAAAGTCGACCGCGATTGTCCCTACCATCTCGAACATTTCTAAAATGTCGTTATTAGCTGCCACATCGTCACCCCCTCTCGTTTATGTAGTAAATTCGGTACCTTTCGAACTTGCGAAGAGATTGTCGATGTAATCGAGCGCTTCTTTCGCGGTGTTGACTTCGATTTCGTCCTTCTTGGTGGAACCATCTCCGAAGCCGTGTTGATCCCAGAACTCGAGTAGTGAGATCATCTTCGCGTCTTTTCCTGCGACTAACCCTTTGATGGTCTCCGTTACTTTCCAAGCGACGAGTGAGTGTTGCTTGAACTGCATCTTGATTTCCTCTTGCTCGAGTTCAGCGGTGAGTTGACTCAGCTCCTTAAAGCGAGCGTAAGGAATGGATAAGACGTGCTCATCCGTATAGCCGTAACGACGCGAGATGCGGTCTATAGCGATCAGAATCTTTTTCGACTTTTCCTCTTCGGTTAGTTCAATGTCGCTTCCGGAGTCTTCTTCTCTTTCGGAAGTAGTCTTTTGATCGCCTTGAAAAAAGACTTGAGGTCCGGTGCTTTCACGATAGCTTCAATAATCTCGACAGCGACGTCTAATGGAATCGACTTTGTTTCTTCTTCCGGTAACCCAATAAGAGTAGCCAGTAACGGATAGACATCCTTTTCCGCGTCCTCGACGGACATGAAGAGGTTCAATGCCGTTTGAATCATGCGTTCCTGCCGCTCTTCTTCACGCGCCGCTTCTCCTGCTTTCCATTTAGCAAGACGTTCGTCATATAATAACTTCTCGTTTTCATCGAATTCTGCGATTTGTTCTTCTGTAAGCTGTACGAAATAGGAATCCGATTTGACGTCCATGTCGCGGATCATGCTCGAGAATTGATGAACGATACCCGCGCTTTTCAAGATACGAATGAATTGAAAGGCATTTTGTAGACCAAGACGTTTGACCGTATGTTCCTTACCGTTAATTGTTACTTTTACTGGTTGATGAATTAAATTTTCCATGTGTAGTGCCTCCTCGAGATAATTGAAATAGGAAGACCGCCCCTTGAAACGAGACGGTCTAGCTTATGCGTTTAGTGATTAACCTTGTGTGATTGTGTAGTTGTAATCGACAACAGCAGACGTTTGGAAACCTTCAACAGCCACTACACGAAGCGTTGTTGTCTTCGTGATGTCGATAGGGTTCTTATACTCGAATCCGTTGTTAGGCGAAGGATATGAACCATCTAGCGTATAGTAGGCTTTCGCTTGTCCTGTCACAGCAACTGTCACTTTTTGAGCTTCCGCGTACTCTCCTGCAGCTGGTGAGACAGCTGGTGCCGAAAGTGGAGAACCACCCTTTGGATAGAGGATGTAGAACGGAATTTTGGTCGGGTTTGCTGGATCGAACATACCTTCAAACTCCGTTTTCAGAACCACGTCATCTTTTCCGGTACCCATTGGAAGCTCGAGCGGATCTGTCGCTTGTGCATTTTCGATAACAATGACGATTGGATCCAGACTCCCGACCTTTGCACCAAACAAAGCGACGTTTTGTGTCGGTGCCGGAGCAACGGAACCGTCATGTTCCAATTTGTCATAGCGCTCATTAAGGCTCGTTGATTTAAAAATGTTTAGCTTCATGAGTAAGTTTTCTTTCGATACCTCGAGTAAGTTTGTCGAAAGTTTAGACTCCGCTTTTGTTACCCAACGCATCCCTTTCACCTTTCCAAGTGCTCCGTCCGGCTCTGTATCGTGCCATTCAAGATCAAGGTTCGCTGTGTTTCCGCCCTTAGTAGCACCTAGCATGACGCCCCATGTTGCGCGGTCATCTGGATTGAAGATTGCTAAGTTAAATCCTTTTGTTAAAAGTCCCGGTCCAATCACTAAATTTTCAGCGGATCGTCCGTTTAATCCATTCATCATTTGATAGCTCATTAGTGTGTTTCCTCCTCTGTGTATTGTCGTCAATCGACAAGTAAATCATTTCGAACGTAATGAAGCTCGATTTTGACATTACGACATTTTACTGACGGATCCGGCTGAGGAACGTTCAAAGCGGAGCGGACATATGACACCCGCGCCCCCGTTCCGATGCCATCCGGACTATCCGCGAAATGACGGTCTCGAAATAACTTTTCAATCTTGCCAGAAATCTCGATAGCCAGACTGCGGGTACCCTCAACGAAAATGTCTATAGAGACTAAGGCGTTGCCGAATAAGTTATTCGCTGCCATTGTGTCTGCCTCTTCGCGGAGGACGATGTACGGACGTCTCATGCCATCAGGAACGACGTCCTGAGCAATATTCGAGTACTCTCGTTCTTCATAGGTATTCTCATCAAGCGCTTGATACGTCCCGAGAAGTTTTGTAATGCGCGGTTCCGCTTCAATGAGCTCCTGAACGATGTCCAATGAATAAAGGCGCGTCATGTTCCACCTCGTTTCAACATTTCCTGTATATCGGCTTTCTTCAGGTGCCAGGTTGGTGCCATATACGGTCGTGCCTTCAAGTTGTGATAACGTCCTTCACGATCCTTTCCGACAAAACCGAATTCAAGCGCTTTGGCGTAAATAACATTGACCGGACCGACATACCCGCGATACATCTCATCTGTTTCCTCAAATTCGTACTGAAACGACGTTTTAAGTTGTCCGCGCAAGACAGCGGGTGGCGACCCCGGAGAGGACGCTTGATGCATCTTTGCTCCGACTAATTTCGTTACTGTCTGCTTATAACCGAGTTTGTTGGTGATCTGTACCTTTTCAAGACGACCTGTTTCCGGACGAATCGGGTACTTCTTCCCGGTCCCTTGTTGGTTGACGGTCTCGATCAATTCGTTTCGTAATTCCATCGTGGCTTTGACGACGTTCCGCTTAGCGCGGGCAATCAGTTCATGCTTCACTTCTTCGGTATGTGAGATCATTCGGAACGAGCTCGACACTTTCATGTTTATGTCGCCCCCTTAATGACCAGCATTGTGGCTTCTCCCTTCGTGACGACTTCATAAGGGATGTCCATGAGCTTGATCGGTGCTTCGTATGTGATGCCTTGCTTACCTGGATCAAGTGGCGTCTCCATCAGTTCATAGAGCTCGTCTCCATGCGGACCACCAACCTTCCCGCGAATAACAGGAATGACACGATCAGCAGTCTTCCCTACTGGATCAAGCATCATGACGCGGAGCAAGGATTCAGATTCTTCTTGTCCATTCTCTAGCTGTATGTTGTTCAGGGATGCTCCTGAACGCGAAATCGTATAGAAATGCGCTTGGACGCGCCCGATCAGCTTGAAGTGTTCACCAAACTCGGTCTTGCCTCGTACCGCGATTTTCTTGAAGACCAGTGCTTCGTCTTTCAAAAGTGATTTCGCTGTATTCAACATGACTTTCCGTCTCATTTTTTCAAGGCTTGCATTCGCTTTCCGTCTCATCCGAGCGCCGACTTTCGATAAGGACGTAACAAGGCTTGGACATCATCCGGAATGTAGTCACTCGGACCACCGGTGGCGGAAAGAGCGGCTTTCATGTCGCCTAATTCGAACGATTTCAGCGCGGCTGTCGTGGCTGCTACTTCGCGTTCTGAGGCGTCTTCGTCGTCCGAATAGACGTACTTCACTAAATCGATGCAAGCACGCTCGAGATCAGGTGGTAGATTGCATAGACCTTCTTCCAATGCTTGCTGTGGTGTTAAGTAACCCGCTTCATACAACAAGCGACTTCGAGCGGGAAACGACTCGTAGATTACTCCGGATTCTTTGAAAAACGGATCTTCCATTTCTTTGCCGTTCAAAGAGATAACACGATGTAGCGGGAACTGCTCACATACATGTTCGTCTTCCTCTTCCGGAATAATGTCCAAGTGTCCGCGTAAAGCAAATTTGCGATTGCAATAGGATTCGATGATCGAGCTCGCTGTGTTGATCGCTTCCTCGATATACGGCCGCTTTTCTTCCGCTTCTAACCCTAGTTCTTGCTCAATTCGTTCTACAGTCGTGAGCGCGTTCACTTCTAGCATCGTGTACCTCCTTATTTATCCGCTTTAGGAGCACGCGGCTTTTTAGCGGGTTTTGTTTCAGTAGGCTTGTCCACCGCTACTTCAATCGGAGGCACTTCTTCCGGATCACTAGGCTTCTTTTCTTCGATATATTCAGCAAACCCCGCGTTTACCCAGCTCTCAGCTAACGCTTCGTCAACGAACGGTTCCGCGCCCTGGTTGAATACACCAGAGGCGGTACCGACGGAGCGAATGATCTTAACTTGTTTCTGTGTCATCCTTCAGCACTCCATTCTTTTTAAATCGTTCAGATTAGGCTTGTTTTAATTTCAACAATGCGAAGGCTTCCGGCTTATCTACGCCACCGCCGACACGTTTTTTGTATTTGAATCCGATCAAGTCATCTTCGATATACAATTCATCAAGACGTTGGACAGTTGATCCTTTACGGTCAACGATCGTGTAACCGCGTTTGAAGTCTCCGAATACCGCTTGAACAGTTCCAGCACCCCATGCCGCGAAGTCGTCTGAGATGTAGTAAGGTTTACCGTTGATTTTGTTCGGGACATCTTCGCCCAATGTTGCTTGCCATACCATGTCTCCATTGGCATTCTTCAACTTACGAAGTGTTTGCTCGAGCTTCGATGAGATGACGTATACACCACGACGACGGTGTTGCGCTGGAACGAGATATTCCAAATCAATCAGATCCGTATCAACAACTGATTCGATAGCTGCTGTCGTGTGAACTGGAACACCAGTTTTAGTTAAGATGCCTTCTGGCTCTTCAAAGTTATTGCCTCGACCATTTAAGACAGCTGCGTCTTCATCTTCAGCGGCTGCTTGAGCAAACGATGAACCGAGATATGTTTGCAATTCGAGATCCGTGTCTTCCAATTCGTCGACACCAATCTTAGTCAAGCCGTTCAGGTTTTGGACCCAGATATAACGCTCAGATGGTTCGAGTTCTGATTCGAAATCAGACGTTCGTTTAGCGGATGTTTCGATTTTGCCCCAACCAGTTTGAACTTCATTCATGCCGCGTTTACGAATTTTTTCAGCGGATGTTTTACGGATGTTTACAAGACCGCGGAAGATTGTTTCTTTCGGAAGTTGGCGTTCGATTTCTTCGTCCAACTCAACTGGAACGATGATTCGTCCTTTGTCGTCTTCCACCAATGCTTTCCGCTCGTCAGCGCTAAGTCCGCGCTTCCCTTTTCGCATGAACTGATAGAAGGCTTTACTTGCTTTGACTTTTGCTTCCCGCTCTTCGTCCGTCATTCCATCAGCGGACGCATTCCGGTTTTTCTGTGCAGCTAGACCTTTGATTTGAGTATTAAGATCGTCGATGATAACTTGCTGATCTTCCACCTGCTGTTTCACTTCGTTAAAGTCAGGCGCGCCTTCAGTCTTAGCATCGAGCTTTTCTTTAGCGGTTTTTAAGGCTTCTAAAGCAGACTTCAGTTCTGTTTTTAACCCCTCTACTACTGAATCACTGAAAAACTGAATTCCTTTACCGTGTTTGAATGAGAGTGCATAGACAGGCTTCGAGCCGATAGCAAATTTCTTTTGCATGAGTTTCTTGCTCCTTTTTGGTTTGATTTTTTGTCGTTCTTCCTCATGCGGCTTTTGTTCGGCTCAAGTGACTAAATATGTACGGCTTGAGTGTTGAAAGTGCATGCCCCGCTGGTTATGCAGGGTTAGTTTTTAGCTTCGGTTTTAAATTCGTTGATGAGTGCGGCTAAATCCGGATCAGGTTGGTAGACTTCGTCGTCCGCTTTTTTGTGCACCGCGTCTAGTAGCGTTTTAAGCGAACTGTTAGCGTCTTCTAGCTCTTGGATTGCCTCTTCGATGATTGCTTTCTCGTCATCCAGAAGCTCATGTCCTGCTTTAATATCGTTGATCGTGTCCGCTACAAACTGCGAAATATCTTCCTTGAACGTTTTTTCAATGCCGTCTCGACGATTCTTAGCGGAAGTGACCACCGCGTTTACGTTTGCCGGGAAGGTGACGACTGATACTTCCATGAGCTTGACCTCTAGCAACGTGCGGACTCCGCTATCCCGATCATATGATTCTTTGATCGTTCGATAGCCGATAGACATTTTGTTGATCGTTTTGTCCTTCACTAAGACCATTGTGTCTTTACCGCGAGTTGTCTCGCTGATCTTGACCTTGATGAACAATCCGTTTGCGTCTTCTTTGGCTTCGATGATCTGACCGATTGGTTCATTCCAATCATGCTGCCATAAAAACACGAAAGTCTTTTGTTCTTTTAAGGTCTTAGCAAAGGCGCCTTTTTTGATGACGTCTCCCCAGCTGTCCGGTTCACCACCAAATGTAGCGGCATAACCCTCGATGATGTTCGTTTCGTCATCTTCAGCCTTAATTTCAAACGGTAGACTCTTGTACTCTACCTCGGCGCCCTTTTTCTTTCGTTCCATGTTCAGAACGCGATTGATTGCACTTGTAGCTGTCATTGTTTCACTCCTTTACATAATGTTTCTCTGCACAGCGGCACTTGATCCGCTGTCCTACAGGTAGTTTAGGATCACCGGGGAACTGCCCTGGATGTCCTCCGACATCATAAGGCTTGTCCATATCCCTTACTTGTCCATGACAATCGTTGTGTGAGTCACGCTGACGACCATCTAAGGTCGTAATCCATTTCTTTTCGAGCTCTAACCCGGTGGATAATGCGCCTTGTTGAGCTCCGTAGTTCGAAGCAGATACAATCTCAGTCCGCGCAATGGTAATGGCTCTTCGCGGTCCGAAATCGTCACCATAAATCTTTTGAATGTCTTTGCTGATTGATAGGAAAGATTTTTGTGCTGCCACTCCCTCACTAATGACCGAGCGGAGCTTTTCGCGAGTAATTTCATTGATTTTCGTTACTAGATAGACGGAAGTGTCCGCAATGTACTTCTGAATCGCCTGTTTTGCCACTGTGAAGGCGCGTGAGAAAAATTTCTTATCAAACTCCCCAGCACCTTTACTCGCGTCGTATTCGGCTTTTAAGCGGTTATAATTCCATGTGCCGAAATGTTCAACAGTTCCCGTGTAAAGAGCCATCATCGGCTTCTTCCACAGTTCTTCTTGAACGAGCAATTCCTTCTCAAAACCCTCTATCCCGTCGTTAGCAAGAGCCGCTGATAGTGCCTTGCCTTCTTCAGCTAATCTTTTTGTCAGCAATTTTTCAGCGGATTTGTACCAAGGTGCTCTCTCTGCTTCGATTAATTCAAAAAAAGCTGCATCCTCTTCAGTCGAATTATCCTTTTGTTGCAGGTTGTTCAGCATATTTTCAATGGACTTGATACTGTTTCCGAGCGGATCGTCTGTTTTGATCATCGTTGACGAGTCACCCGCATTTTTTGCTGGTTCCTCATCTGATTCATCTGAGGCGTCTGGCGTGTCTCCTTTTGGCGTTCGTAATTTACTCGCTTTACCGCCTACTGGCGTGTAACCAAGTGCCTCACGTCCTTCATCCGGGCTCAGTATGCCTTCTTTGACCGCTTCGTTAATTCGTTTCCACTTAGAATCGGTGTTTTCTTGCAAGGCTTCGATTCGATCCTTGTCTACTTCGATAATCAAGTTACGACCAAAGGACGGTACCAGCTGAGCATTAAGTAAGTCTACGAAGTTCCCGACAAAAGGAAGGATCGTCTCCTCGTAGAAGGAGGAACGAGCTTCTTTGTAGTTCGAGTACGTTTTATTCTGGCCATCTCCTACAATCTCAGGAGGCACGTTAAAAGCGGCGCAAATTTCGATACGATCTAATAGCTTCAAGTCCTTAAAACCAACCTCATTCGAATTGAATCCTGTCGCATGGTACGTTGCCCCATCTGTAAGGAGTGGTACTTTCCCGACATTCCGCTTTCCACCAAACATTTTTTTGATTTGAGCGTTCATCCGTTCAAACGTACTCGGTTGAACCTGTCCCGCCATCGTAATGACGCCCGGTGGCATTCCTCCGTTATCCAGCAAGACCTTATTCCAGCTGTCTGCGCTTGCATCCATGTCAATATTCCGCGCGGCTACTTTCATCGGTGATACTCCGTCAAGGACGTTCATCGGATTGAATAGCTTATAGAACATGACTTGATCATTTTGCAACAAGGCTTCTGTTCCGTCGCTTTTACGGTACTTATAGCCTGCTATGAATTCTTCTTGTCCGGGAATTGGTGCCACTTGGTCAGGACGTAACATCCACAGCTCTAAGATGTTCTTAAAACCATCCGCTGTGACTTTCTCGATGAATGAACTTCCACCGATCAGCAAGTATTTCGCCCATTCCTCGCGAAACTGACGTCCAGATTGATAGGGATTCGGTTTCCGTAAGAGATCGAGCAACTCATGTTCTTCAATTTCGACCTTTCTCTTCCCCCGCTTTTCATACAACAATAGCGGGACATCTGCGGCAGCGGTGGCAATTGCATTGATACAGGCATAGACCCATACATTGGCGTCATGCCCTTCCTCTGCAAAGCGGTCGTACTTTTTCGCTCCCCATTGTGGTTCTCCTGGTCGAGTCATATACATCGTGGAATGAGCAGCGACTGCCTTCGTCAAAACGATTCTTTTCATCTCCTGAAATATGTTGTTCACCCCCTTTCCAGCGGTTTATCCTAGCTCGTAGAATTCCGGTTCTGTTTTCATCATGAAGCGGTTAAGCGCTTGGCTCATAGCATCCACGTCATCGTCATGTGCCGCGAACGGGAAGGAAACGATCTGCTCGATGAAATCGAATACCCACGGAGCAATTGACGGATCCGGAAGGTATACGTTCCCCGCTTCCCAATACGGCGCAATGGCGGAAACCCGCGCAATCTTGGTGCCGATTGGTTCTACCGGGATGATTCCAGGTATCTCACGTTTTAACGTCGAGATTACCGCTGGACCATTTGCCTTGTCCTCAATGAGAATTCGGTTTGAACGATGTTTTGCGTTGAATGCTCGAATGGCTGCAAGCGTAGCGGTAAAGTCCATGACATCGTTCACGCGGTCAATGAGATACATATCCGCACCTAAGCGACCCCACTTCTGACCAGACACGCTGTCGGCGCCCACGCTGTCCTTGAACGTAAGGTCCCAGCTTTCCAGTACATCATTTTCGACACCGCTCGGTAACACAGTGTAGAACTTGATTTGATTCCGCTTAATCATTGCCCCTTCGCCCGGTGCAGGTCTTTGCTGGAATAAGGCATCCCATGTACGTGAACCAACTTCAATCTTTTTGGTTTTTGCCCATTCCTCGTCATATCCAAGTTCAGGACACAACGCTTCACCGATGGCACGACCGAGTAGATCATCCTCTTCAGCGATAGCGGGTAAACGAATTCTCGTCCATTCCCTCGCTTTGTTTTGCAGAAGTCGAGCAACAAGGTCGTCTTCATGCCACCGCGTCATAATGACAACGACAGAGGCGTTCGTGTGCAATCGCGTTGACAATGTTGATTCCCACTCATCCCACACCTTTTTCCGTATGGTTGGCGAGTTCGCTTCAGTTGCGTTTTTAAACGGATCATCAATCATCAGCAAGTCTGCACCCTGACCAGTGATTGACCCTCCGATACCAGTAGCAATCATGCCACCGGCTCTACCTTCGATGGACCAGTCGTTAGTTGAGCGGTTCTCCTTGCTGACCTTTACACCGAACAAGTGACCATGCTCAGTGATCTTGTCGCGGTTAAGGCGACCGAACTTCCGAGCAAGAGAATCACTGTATGATGTCGCAATCACCCGCTTGTCGGGATTCTTAGCGAGATAGAAGCTAGGAAACGATTCCGTACCCGATAAAGACTTCCCGTGGCGCGGAGGTAATTCGATGATCACGAAGCGGGATTCTCCGTCCGCTATGCGTTGGAGCTCGTTTGCAATCAACAATGTGTGCCGGAAGTGACGATAGCGTCCCTTATGGGCATATACCAGATAATCGCGGTAATTCCGTTTAGCTAGAGTCTTTTTTGCTCTCTCCGCTATTTGTTGGAGTGACTGTTGGCTTAGTTTTTCTTTTGGGACTCCCAATCGTCATCCCCCCCAACATTCGGATCAGCCAGCTGAATGAGTTTTTCCAAGTCTTCCGTCGACATCTCCTCGAGCGGATCTTTGGATGTGCTGTTATTTTGTATGATGTGTTCAATTTTGCTTTCGGCTTTCCACTTCTTCGAATCACGATTCGCTAACCAGAACATCATTGCGCGGACATCTCCCGGTTGATGCTTTTTCACACTTTTCGTGAGAATTTGCTTAGTTCTAGGAATCGAAAGGATAAATCGCTCTCGTTCTTCTGGTGACGCCTTTTTGTTCTTTTTGTTCCAGATTGCAAGTTCAACATCCACGATCAAGTCATATTCTTCCTGACTCATCTTGACCGTTTCATACGTGTCTTCTGTGTAGTCATATCCTGTCGCGCGCTTATGTAGCGAGTTCGAAACCTCGTAATCCGCGACTTCCTTCCCCGCGCGTAAAGCGTGCAAAATGGGAAAGTGTTTGTCTTGCCAGTTATACAGCGTCCGTCGAGAAATTTTAATCGCTGCTGCAATATCATCCATTGTCATGCCGTCTTTTGCCCATCCTTCAAGGAGAATCAGCTTATCCGGCTCTAACCAGTCTTTTGCGTATACTCTACCTGCCATAAGGTGACACCCCTTTCCAGATCAGCAAAAATTTGCACACTGTGAATTTAATAGCTGTTTTTATGTGTTTAAATGCTGATTTTCTATGTAAGGAAGTCGTGAACCGACGCGAATACCATCTTTTTGGTCGCTGTATGTACACATGGTCGCGTAGCGTTTACGACTACCATGCAAGGTACAAAAAATGGACATCCGCGCCTCTTCAGAACCGTTTGTCCGCTTGTATCTTGCATGCTAACCGTAAATCTCATTACAAAAGGTCCCCGCTGAAAACGGAGACCTTGCAAATAATTTATCTATTGCTAATATAGCATGACGAAATATTTTCCAACAAGATAAATTATTTTGACACTTTAATTTTCATCTTCCTCTCTGTCGAATGAGTTCTTCCATGCATCGTACTGTTCCTTACTAATTTGCTGATAAAAGTCTAAAATATAATTCTCTCTATTACCCTCGTCTTCGAACATTTTATTGATCGACCTTACCCACTCGACAGGATGAGTATCCATTACTACATTCCCCTCTAAAACAAGCACATCATCACGCCACTGCCTGAGTTTCATGAAATAGTAGCGTTTAACTTCTCCGTTATCTGTAGGGTCTTCTACAATTTTAGAGCTCACTGTGACGACGTCATTGATGCCATGAGCTTTAAATTGTTCAATCGCCTGACTCTTTAATTTGTTCATAACACGTTCCGTTGCTTGTTCTTGCTCATACCATCCACGGACTTTCTCTTCTTGTCCAGCGGGTACTTCTGTTTCAATTACGATGTCGATTTTGATTTTCATTCCATACACCCCTTTATTTACAGAATTATCTTAAGTATATAAGAAATCGGATTAATTAAAGTCTATGATTCTGAAAACATGTCAAATACATACTTTTTCGGGCATGAAAAATCTTATGTGACTGTCATGTGATCATTCATGTTTTATGAATGAAGCTCAGACAGCCTTCTGAGTTCTTCTTCGGTCAAATTGTCAAACGCGTCGTCCGCTTTGTTTCCGCGGTCAAGAGTTCCCTCATGAGTAATGCTGCCCTTGAAGCGGTCTTTACGTCCCCAACGATCAGGAGCCTTTCTCTCGAGGAACCATGCAGCTGCTTGCCAATTCTTCTCGGCCGCTTTATTGATGATCGTGAGATTTCGTGCTTCAGCGGTCGCTTCCGCTTTTTGTACTGCCTCAAAAAAATCAAGATAATCTTCTTCAGACTCTTTCGGCTTTGCTCTTGGACTTCCCTCGAGACGGTCATATTCCCTTTGTCCACGCTTCACCCATTCCCGGTACGTTGCATATGTGACGCCAGCGGCTTGGCATGCCGTATCGAGATAATTCCCCGCATTAATTAGCGATAAGATGCGATTCCTCCGCTCTGGTGTGAACTTGCTCGGACGACCGCGTTTGGCTGTCGTTGCCATTATGCGACCACCTCAGCAGGTTTGACGTCACTATAGGAAATCTCTACACCGTTCCGGATAAGGACAATGTCTTCTGTATTCCCTTTCCACTCCTTATACCGCTCCACGATAACGTCTACATATCGCGGATCGAGTTCCATTGATCGATTCACACGCCCAGTCTGTTCACTGGCAATTAAAGTGGATCCACTCCCCCCGAATAAATCGAGAACTGTCCACCCCCGCTTACTCGAGTTATTGATTGCTCGAGCAACGAGTTCGATCGGCTTCATGGTCGGGTGTAACTCTGATTTCTTCGGTCTCGCCACTTCCCATACATCTGATTGCTTTCGATCTTCGAGTGGCATCAAACGCGGAGCACCGCCTTTCCACCCGTACCAGATCGGCTCATACTGCGTGTGATAATCCTTCCGCGATAATACAAGCGAATCTTTCGCCCAAATGATTGTTGAGGACCAATGGTAATCATTCATAGCAAGCGTCAGCATCATATTTCCCCACTCTTGGGCGGACATGACAACATATGTACATGCACCATCTTCAGAAAAGGCAGCGGAGTTCGCAAAGATCGCATTCATGAACTGTTTAAAGTCTTCCGTTCCCATGAAGTCATTTAATATCTTTCGTGGCTTGTACCCTTGGGAATTGCCTTCCTTCACGTCTCCATAGTTCACGTTCCATGGCGGATCAGTGAAGACCATCTGCGCTTTGTTGCCATCCATGAGGACCGACACGTCCGCTTCGCTTGTTGAGTCACCACACATCAAACGGTGATTCCCTAAACGCCATACGTCCCCTAGTTGAGAGATAGCCGGTGCATTCTCCATCGCTTCGTCTAAATCAAAATTATCCTCTTCCGGATCCGCGAGCGGTTCGTCGAATGCATCGAATAAATCAGTCACCTCGTCCATGCTGAATCCTGTAATGTCGAGATCATAACCTTCTCCGTCCAAGTCTTTGAGTAGTGAAGCCAGCGCTTCGTCATCCCATTCACCTGTGATCTTGTTCAAAGCAATGTTTAAAGCCTTCTCTGCGGTCTCGTCCAGATCGACAACAGAAACGTCCACCTCGAGCACTCCTAAATTCTTCATGACAGTCAGACGTTGATGTCCTCCGACGATCGTTCCTGTCCGCTCGTTCCAAATGATCGGATCAACATAGCCGAATTCCTCAATGCTCCGCTCGATTCGTTTGTATTCAGGGTCCGCGGGTTTCAGCGCCTTTCGCGGATTGTAGTCCGCTGGAATCAAGTCCCGTACGCTTTTTCGTTCCACTTTGATATTCATCATTATCCCGCCATTCTCGGTGTATTTTGCTATATATGTGCGAATAAGGAACGGAAATCATTCTCCGCTCCTTTCGAATCATCATAGAAATCAAACTTTTATTGCTTGAAACGATTCCTATGCTTTTCTTCTTCGATTTCAAACTCTCTAATAGTTCTTGGTTTAGGACATTCTTCTAGCGGTTTGGGGGTTTTTCTCACTTTGTATTTTTCGTGCAATTCATTTTTGATTTTATATCCTAGTTCACAGCAATAACTAACGTTAGAAGAATGACCATCTAATGCTCGACATCCACCACACGTTCTCTTCATTTCGTCCCCATCCTTTTTAGAGCAACGAAAGACCCGCTCTTATTTTTCTTTCCTTCAGCAATCTAGCCTTCAATTCTTTTCTTGATACTGGACTAATTAGACGCGCTGCCAATGTAATTTTGAAGTCCATCGAATCGACTTCGACATCTGTATACTCAATAATCTTGTATCTCTCTCCTTCGAAAGTGAACGACTGACCCGGTCTACATTTACTCAAAGGTCTTGTCGTCTCCCCTTCCCATGGATCCAATCGTTTCTTCAAGTCGTCCACACTGACTACCTGAACGAATTCAAGTTCATCACTGAATAATGACCGAGGCGAGCGATCTACATAGTCCGTATGCATCTCTTGTACCGTATACTGCACTTGTATCTTTTTCGCTGACAAGCCGAAACGAATGTTTTCAATGCCGATCACGTAATACATTTTCTCTTCGTAATCAATCACGTCCCCAATACGATGCGGTTGCTTAAAAAAGTTATACGTGTGCTTGATCGTTGAAATCATCAGACATCGCCTTCCTGACGGTGGTGTCCAGCTTTTTTAGGAGGATGTTCGTTTTCTTTATATGGTGGACGCGTCGTAAAGGAAGGTTTCACGACAGTCCACCTCCGCTCGACGTTTTGCTTGAATCGTTTCTCTTCTTCCCTTCTTTGTCGCTTTCTCTCTCCAAAGGCAAAATCCATATCTTTCACTCTTTGATCAAAGTTTTTTCGGTTAAACTCCCGCTCTTTTTCCGCTTCTCGCATCTCTTTTTTAAAGGCTCTATTCTGAATCATGAATAGAATCATGAACAGGATCAATGAGAGTACACCGAGAGCACCGATGAAGATTGCAATCATAACGAATGGCATCATTCCGCTCCCCCCTGTTCCCAAGTAGAGTATTCAATCGTTATTGTTCGAGACATGCAGAATTCCTTTTCGCATGTCGTGCAATTCATTGTCGTGTAATCTATATCGCAATCTTCATAATCCAGCGCTTCGTTTTCTGCATTACAGTATGGGCATTTGATTACTTCATCCATATCATTTCCGCCTCTCATGTAGATTTAACAGATTAACTGCAACTGTCCATATTGCCCTTCAATCAATCCATCACCGTAATCTTCGTTTATGATCACTTCGAAGATAGACTCGAGCACTTGGACGACGATGCTGTTCCCTGCTAGTGCGTACAGCGTTGCATTCCGCTTGCCCGGCTTCGTCGGGAACTCCTTAAGCATGAGATCGAAGTCGCTGTCACTGAATCCAAGTAGACGCCAGCACTCCCGCTCTGTAAGGTAACGATACTGCGGACTGCTTAGACGAATGATGCCCGCGTTTGGACAGCGGTCTTGCCGTTCAGTGATCGTGTAGCAAAACTCGTCGATGACGTCCAGCTGGCGTCGATAGCTTCCGGTAGGCTTTGGATTGAACTCTTTAATCTTGCTTATCATGGACGGGACAGTGATTAGATACTGTTCCGGAATGACGTCGTCTGGTCCATATTCTAAAAATTCCTTGATGTGACGCATCGGGCGCTTGTTGAGTTTTCCAAAGTCGAACCGCTTCCCCTCGAGTATCGAGATGCAGAAAACGCGCTCCCGGTTATGCGGAATCCCAAAGTCTCGCGCATCCAGAACGTCATATGAATTCGTATAACCAAGCGACTCCATTTCACTCAAATAAAAATTGAAAATTGGGATGACATTCTTATCAAGTACGCCTTTAACGTTCTCCCAAAGAATGACTTTCGGTCGCCATTCGCCCATTTCTTTGACGATCCGGATGGTCTCGAGCATGAGTTGTGAACGCGATTCAATGTCCGCTCCTTTGCGTACTTTGTTACCTCTGCTGTTGTCCTGGCAAGGTGAACCATGAACTAAAAGGTCCGGCTTCAGGTCCCATAAACGCACGTCCTGTGGCTTGTGTAAGTTACTGTATAAAGCGTTATATGCTTTGACTCGGTTCGCTTGCCACTCGACATAGTCAATACATTTGTGTTCAATACCTAAGTTCACCAGCGCTTTTCGTGGAGCACCGATCCCACCGAACAATTCTAAAATTTTGATCATGTCACCCCTCCTCACGTTCCTCATTTTTTCTCGCCATGTCTTCCAAGCAATTTTCAAAGCGCACTGCTTCAGCAATGACCGCTTCGTCGTTCTCCTCGATCATTCGTTCAATCTTTTCTCTCCGAGCTTCCTCATCAATTTTGATGTGATCAATCACTGAAGATGTCCATTCTTTAAAACTTCGCTTCATGTCTTTCTCCCTCACGCTTCATGAATTAATTCGATTTGAATATCGGAAAGCCGACGCTTAGCAATGTCGATGTAGCGCGGGTTTAATTCAATTCCGATGTAATTTCGTTCGTGCTTCAACGCCACGACTCCGGTTGTTCCGGAACCGAAAAATGGATCTAACACGACGCCACCTTTTGGGCAGCCGGCGATGATACAAGGCTGAATCAATAGTTCTGGAAAGGTAGCAAAATGCGCGTCTTTAATCGGCTTAATTGCTACAGTCCATACTGATCGTTTGTTCCGTTTTTCTTTGATGGCGCGGAAAGAATCGTCTCCACGCTTCCCTGAAAATGAACCGCGTGCCGCACTTCTCCGAACGCTTTGCTGTGGTCCCATGGCTCCAACCGATCCGCGGACATCTTGTGTTCCATAGATGGCCGCTTCTTTGATTGCTTCGTGATCATAAAAATAAACTGGACTTTTCGAGAGCAAAAAAATGTACTCATGCGCTCGTGTCGGACGATCCCGGACGCTTTCTGGCATCGGATTTGTCTTATTCCAGATGATGTCTTGTCGTAAGTACCACCCGTCCTGTTGAAGTGCGAATGCAAGTCGCCATGGCAGCCCAACTAAATCTTTTGGTTTCAATCCTTGAACGGTTTTTGCTCGAGCAACGATCCCCGTCGCCTGTCCGATCGATTGAATACTATTGCCTCCGACGTTTGCTTTACCGTCAGAATTCCGTCCTCCGTTGCTTCCTGCATATGTGTCTCCGAGATTTACCCATAAGGTCCCCTCGTCTTTCAAAACGCGTCTGACTTCGCGGAATACTGCTACCAGTGCATTGATATATTCGTCGACCGATTCTTCTAAACCGATCTGACCATTGACGCCATAATCGCGTAATCCCCAATAAGGTGGACTCGTTACAACGCTATCGACACTCTTGTCTTGCATCCCTTTCAGAACGTCGAGACAGTGTCCTTCGAAAATCTCATTGATGTACATAAAAGCCTCCTGTTTTTCTAAAATCACTGTCGAAGAGCATAAGGGAAAACTGCTATCACTCAGCGTTCTAGCCTAGGCGGTGCCTAGTGTTTCCGCGATAGCATCAAAAACGTCAAAATGGCACAGTGCGTGCCATTAAAACGTCCGTTTTGGCACAGTGTGTGCCATTACTTAATTGCTTTTCTGCTCCGTTTCATCCATCCAAATACTGCTGCCAGTGCTTCAAATGAGTAAAAGATGATGATTGCCTCCACTAAAATTTCGAGATTGTTTTGCATGGACTAAAACCCCTTTAAATATTTTGTATGGATGATACCGGAGCGTTTTAAGCAATCTTAATAACCTTGAGCAATACGCTGATAATTTTTTGCGTTCATGTCGTCATAAGACTTCCGCATGTCCTCGTCGGTGTAGTAAAGAAGCTCCAAGATTAATGTCTCAACTGCTAAAATCGACATCCAGTCATTCGCCCGTTTCCCTAGTATCGGCAGCAAGGCGTGAACCTTTGAATGCTCTGTTGCATCCTTCACTTTTTCTCGGTACCGTTCCACTTCATCGCTGATCATAACATAGAGTTTTGTGCGCATAGATTCCGTATCTTCGAAATCTTGGTAAACGATTTGAGCGCCGAAGTGCCATGCATCAATGCACTCGTTTAAAATATTTTCGGCATTGTTCTCTTTATGCTTCCACCACTTTATCTCGTTTGCGAATTCGTTAAAAAACTCTCCACGTTCTGCAATGATGGCAAGTTCACGATGTGTGAAGTTCGGTAACCAGCGAGCATTTTTCAGGAAGGCTCGGTCCAATTCTTTCTGTCGTTCGATGATATATTCAAACGTTTCACGACCCATTAGCATGCATAATCCGCTCCATTCGATTCAAAATAATTTCAGCTGTCCTATTTCCGGAGGACGTTCGAATGACTTCACAATAGCGGGTGCCGGATTCGGTTCTTCGACTTTTTTATCTGGTAAACGTCCAGGAGACACCTCGTCAAATTCGCGTTGATGTTCTTCTGTCCACTCTCCAAGAATCGTGTACTTGTTGATTAGATATTCCGGTCGACCAATCCAAAGCGTCACCAGCTTCGGCACAACGCCACTGTTCATGTTGACTCCGTCTTCTAGTGTCTTGCCCCAAAATTTATAGACGACGCATTGAGGAACTTGTGAGTAGATCGCGCAACCGAAGCTCTCACCGTCGTTCGACTGACATGCATATTTTTTTCCGTATTCCATGACGGGAACATTCTGTTTGGCTACTTGTGCCATGTGAAGTCCTCCTTGTTAGTTGTTGTTCAGTTTCGCTCGTACGTGGAGCTTTTTATTTCGCGTCTCCACTTCACACCAATCCGATTCGAATTGCCTCAGCGCGCTCGAGAGGCTACTGACCGGACTTTTATAATACGTTTCGCAATGTTGTAAGACTTCCCGGAGCTCGATCCAGTCGCCCTTCGCTTCGAGATAACGACGGACACGAATAATCATCAGTCGATAGTCTGTGATATATCCACCGCCCCTGCTACCACCTGCAAGCGCGTATTTTTGCTCTTGCTTCAGATAAGCACGAATGTCTGTTTTTTTATCGAAAGCGCGACGGTAAACCGCTGCACGTTTCGTTTGAACGGATCCATCTGAATGGACGTAGAGGATGCCGATTCCGTACTTTCGGAAGATTCGCTCAAGGAATCGCGGGAACCCGACTTTCCGTTCTGGAATAGCAATATACACGTATGCGAAGGATCGTTTCCGCTCGATAACTTGGTCGATCAACGTCATCGACAACGTCTTTTTCATTTCGATACAGACAATTTGTTGTGCGTTAGCTGCCACGATGTCCGCT